AAGCCTCCCATGGGCCGGAGCATGGCCGGGAAGCCTCCCATGGGCCGGAGCGTGGCCGGGAAGCCTCCCATGGGCCGGAGCGTGGCCGGGAAGCCTCCCATGGGCCGGAGCGTGGCCGGGAAGCCTCCCATGGGCCGGAGCATGGCCGGGAAGCCTCCCATGGGCCGGAGCATGGCCGGGAAGCCTCCCATGGGCCGGAGCATGGCCGGGAAGCCTCCCATGGGCCGGAGCGTGGCCGGGAAGCCTCCCATGGGCCGGAGCGTGGCCGGGAAGCCTCCCATGGGCCGGAGCGTGGGTAATTATTGCCTAACTAGCCATCTTGTACACACTACGGGCCGGGAATTCCCGGCCCGTAGTGCACGTGCTAGCTAGCCTAGCGGTTGCGGAAGTACGCGTTGAGACCGAGTACCACCGGGTGGCCCTCGTACGTGGCGCCCGTTTCAATGTTGCCATGCGTCGAGGCAATGACGAGTGTTTTCCCGGTAGCGGACATGACCGGGACCGAGTTAATGGGCATATCGACGACGAGCCGCCCGTTCTTGATGGTGACGGAGATGGGAGCGGGAGCGGGAGTCTTGGCCATGACGTAACCTCATGCGGTAGGTGGGAACGTGGAAGAATAGCGGGCCGGGACATTCCCGGCCCGCTAGGTGAGCTATCGGCGGGCCGTCTTCTTGGCCTTGGCCTTGGCTTCGGGGGCCGTCTTCTTGGCCTTGGCCTTGGCTTCGGGGGCCGTCTTCTTGGCCTTGGCTTCGGGGGCCGTCTTCTTGGCCTTGGCTTCGGGGGCCGTCTTCTTGGCCTTGGCTTCGGGGGCCGTCTTCTTGGCCTTGGCTTCGGGGGCCGTCTTCTTGGCCTTGGCCTTGGCTTCGGGGGCCGTCTTCTTGGCCTTGGCTTCGCCGGGATTCATGGTGAAACCGAGGTTGCGGAGGGTGACGAAAAATTCCCGATAATTGCGGAGGCCTTCACGCGTGAGCATCCTTTCCGGCACCTCGTCATAAAGGTCCGTGAGGTCCATGATCTCGCCGCGCGCGGAAGCGAGTACTGAGTCAAGGTGGGTCCGGAGATACTTCATATCTTCGCGCGTCATGGGAACGGGCGCGGGCTTGGGGGCCTTGGCGGGCTTGGGGGCCTTGGCGGGCTTGGGGGCCTTGGCGGGCTTGGCCGTGGGCTTGGCCGTGGGCTTGGCCGTGAGCTTGGCCGTGGGCTTGGCGGGCTTGGCCGTGGGCTTGGCCGTGGCCTTGGCGGGCTTGGCCGTGGGCTTGGCCGTGGCCTTGGCGGGCTTGGCCGTGGGCCTCACGGGTGGCGCGACGGGCTTGCGGTTCGCGGGAGCGGTGATCGTACGCATGGGTAAACCTCCAATGCCCGAAGGATGCCGGGCGCATGGGGCCGGGAAGTCCGGCCCGGTGATGGACTAGTGGACCGTGGCGCTATGGTGTACGCGTGGGACGTACGACATGCACGAATTCATGGGCCGCCCCGTTACGGCGGAGTGGAGATAGGCAAGGCGCGAAAATACGTGGTCCAATAGCTCGGACCACGGGGCACCGTACCGCGCGGGCCGCTCCTCGTCGGCGCGTTCCATGGCCTCACGGATCGCGAGTACCTCGTGCAATATGTCTTCGATGGATTCATCGGCACCGGGCAACTTGCGGGCTTCGTCGAGTGTGAATGCGAGGTCCGTCGCGTACGTGAGAACATGCGCGGGATCGCTATCTAGGGCCGAGTCTAAATCGGTCACGGTCGATACCGCAAGAGTTAATAGTGCCTCTAGTGTGTGCGCCATATTCGCGCCTCCCATCGGGTCCATCCCGTGGGTAACAACATAGCCAATTTATACGCTAGCGCAAGGATTTTTTTAATGCGCTAATTAGTAACATAGCGGCATAGTATAGTATAGTATGGTGCGGTATGTCTCTATGTCACTATATAGCTATCTAGCTAGAGTATAAACCTACCGGCGAATCCTACCGGCGAATCCTACCGGCGCGATCAATGGAGCCCATCGGCGAATCCTACCGGCGAATCCTACCGGCGCGATCAATGGAGCCCATCGGCGAATCCTACCGGCGAATCCTACCGGCGAATCCTACCGGCGAATCCTACCGGCGAATCCTACCGGCGAATCCTACCGGCGAATCCTACCGGCGAATCCTACCGGCGAATCCTACCGGCGAATCCATGAAAAATCCGGGCCAATACGTGGCCCGGATTTTTACTTATGACTAACTAGTTATGCGGAGATTATTTCAAAAGCAATTTCGTGACGACCCAAATCGTACCCACAGCGCCACCACCTTCTAGCCTGCCCTGCGTCCTGGCCTCCTTGACAGCACTCCTCCAGGCATCGGTCGCCGCCTGCTGTGCCAGTCTGGCCTTCTGCTCATGCTGGAACGCCTGGTACATCTCCTGGTACTGGAGCGTCTTGTCAGAGAGCGCCACCTTGAGCGTGCCCACCTGTGAGGACAGATCCGCATTCGACACCTGTAGCGCCTCGATGACCTCTTTGTCTTTGGCGATCACGGCGTCGCGTGCGGCCACCTCATCGGCAGTGGCGGTGGAAGGCACGGGCTTAGCGGCGAGCTTGGCAAGTAACTCGTCACGCTCACGAAGCAGGCGTGCGGCCTTGGCCTCAGAAGCCTTGGCCCTGTCCTCAGCAGCCTGTAGCTCCGCAACGTGATCGGGAATGGCCTGCGCTGCGGTGGCGTGGGAGTTGGCCGAGGCGTCCTCATTGTGCGATATGGTCTCCTGGCTTGACCCTTTGTGGGAATGATACGCGGCCATGCCCTTGACCACGCCCCACCAGATCAGAAGACCCAGCACTGCCGCGCCGATGGCGTAGATAATCGTCTTACTGCCCATCTTTGTCTCCTGTCTTGTTGATGGGACCTAGCTCTTCCATCACTTTTCCCGCTCCGAAGGCCCACTTGGCGAAGTCGAGGAATTTTTCTGTGCCCTGCTGGCAGTAGGCGGCTACGTCAGGTCGAAGCACACCGACAATCCACATGGACACAGCTATGATGAGCGCGATGAGTGAGGCAATGCGCGTGAATGACCAGTTTCCGCGCTTGTCCTTTAGCCAGCCTTCCGGTTGAGTGTTCATGCCGCATCCTTGATGGTGAGCCAAACTTCGTCATGGCTTTCCAGCGCCTTCTTGACCATGGCGAAAAGCTGTGGAAGCACGACAGAGCCACCGTGGATGCGCGTGTCAGAGTCAGTTACTTGGCCCACCCCGATGCAGCCCAGTGTATCTTCTGCTGTGTTAAGGCTGTGGATGCGAATGCCGGTAAACCCAGGAACATCGTTCACCAGCAGCATGTCCTTCTGGAACTTCGGACTGAAGGTTATGGTGATCTTGTAGCGGCCCGCCGGTATGGCAGTCTTCCCGTACACCTTCTTGCCTTCGTCTTCCGGTGTGGAGGGGTCGTCCACACGCACCTGGTCTTCGAGCGTGTAACAGAAGTGGGCGCCACTTTCCAGAAACAGGTCGCCTAGTGTGGTGTCGTCTTTGCTCGGCTTGCGTTGAAGTAAAAGTTCCATATCAAACCTCCTGTGCGGCGCAGTGCCGCGACTTGCGTTATGATACCGCCGCGATCAAGGCAGCCTTGCCACCAAGTGCCTCTATCAATACCTGCGGCGTCCACCCTCGCGCCTCGTGGTCCAGGCCAAGGACCAGGGCCGCGAACTCGGCACACTCCCAGCCCGCATGGTCCCCAGGATCTCCTAGGCCCGCCAGGATCGCGTCCTTGGCGGAGTAGTGGTCCCCGAGGTGCTGGAGGACCATGGGCACGTCAACGGTTCGCCCGGTGTGGAAGACAGTGGGGGCGTCCTTCATGCGGTTGCGGAGGGCGTGGCAGGACACACCGCCGATGGCGCGGGCCTCAAGGACCAACGGCTCGCCATCTACCACCCAGAGCACCCCGCAGTGGTCCCAGGCGCTACGGGTCCACCAGCGAATGACGGCGGCTACGGGGCCTCGCCCTCGGAACATGACTAGATCGCCGGTCTGCATCTAGGCCCCCATGCTCACGGCCTTGTCCGTCGCCACGATCCAGGCCCGCTGGCTCTCCCAGGTGGTGTCGGGGATCATCCCGGCCTTGGCGAGGTTGGCGCGGTAGATCGCCGCGTAGTTCTCGGCGGGCACGATGAGGGCCTGGAGCCCAGTGGCCGCGATCCCAGCCGAGGCCCAGGCGGCGATGGCATCGGCCTCGGCGCAGGTCGGGTTGGCCTTGATGTAGTCCACACTCGCGGACTTTCCGGCGAACCGCTCCTGCCGAAGAAGCTGGTCCACACTGGAGAACTCTCCGATAGAGTCAAGCCCCTGGAGAGACGCCACAACGGGCACCTTTGTGTTGTAGTTCTCCACCTGGAGCTTGGCGATGGAGGCGGCGCACTGATCCACCAGAGCCTTGGCCTGGATAAGTGCAGCCTCCTTTCCGTTGAGAAGGGCGAGGGTTTGAAGGGCGTCAGCCATGGTAGGCTCCTCCAGCTATTGTGGCTTCACATTGTGAGATACCACGCCAAGCGTGGTGTAAGTGTGGACGCGATTGACGGTGATCTTGACGACAGGCCCGTAAACGTCGGCCCGTGCGGACTCTACAACTAGGCCGTTCGTCAGCACATCGCCGTGGACCAAGTGCTGTAGTTCTTGCCAGCGGCCATCGCCGAGTAGGAATCGGTGATTGGCAGCGAACCTGCCCGTGCGCCCGTTGGAAAGCACAAGCAGCCATCGGTGGTTTGTGCTCATGGATGCGTGTGTGACTTCCTCAACGCACACGCACCCTTCGGATTCGTCCCAGGCCACAACACGGTCGCCAACGCGGACAACACCCGATGGCTTCTCGGTGCCGTCGGCCATGAGCAAAGGCACATCAGGAGCAGGACAGTTACCTCCACCACCCGTTCCGCCACCCGTTCCGCCACCCGATGCCCCCGTGATACCTGACGGCCAAGACGTGCCATTGTCCGTGAGCGCGGTGCCGACAGTCCACCCAGACGCGGAGTAGAAGCAATGGGTGTCGCTCGATCCCGCCGCGCCGTAGAGTGTGACCTTGCACGCCGGGACTCCTGACAGAATCGCCTCAGCGATAACCTGTGTGGCATAGGACGCGTTCCCGGCATCTGAATCGCTCGTCGGGTTGTAGTAAATACGGTCCCCAAGCGGGCAGTAGTAGACGCCCCTTGCGGTCAGCGTGGCAGTTGTACCAGCGGCGGACTGGCTGAACAACTCGATCTTGGCGTAGGAGAGCCCATCCAAATTATCCGTGTATGAATTTGGCGCCAGCTTGAGATCGATGCGCCCCATGTAGGGGCTGGCTACCTGGTAGAGCCTTGGCGTAACGGTTAGCTGAGAAATGTTGGGGCGTCCGCCATTGGTGCCAGGGTCATTACTGCCCCGATAAAAGCACCGGAATGACGTTCCAGCCTGCCCGTTGTCGCCGATGGCGCTCATGGCACGGGCGGTCAGACCAGACAACTTATAGCCTGCGAGATTGACGCCGTAGCCTAGTTCCATTTGCGCGGTGAATGTTTCGCCGCCAAGTAAGGTTGAAGGAAAACCACCCGCGCTGATCCTGAAACCGATGGGCGCCGAGATGGCCGTGCCCGCATGGTATCCGTTCTCGTCCGAACCGCTCCGCATGTCCAGCGAGTAAAGCAACGGCACCCGCGCCACGAGTGCCTGGAGCGTGCCGTCCACAATCATGGAGGCGTCGGCCATGCGGCGGGCGTATAGGTTGTCGAACCAGTACCACCCAGATGGCTGTGCATCGTTCACTTCGAGGTATATGACCATGAGCACCGCGCCCGCTGGCGCGGTGCCAATACATGAGGCTTTGGCATAAGAGGTTGAGCTAACTACAGTCGGCGAGCCCCAGCCAACTGTATTGTTTGCGGCGTCCCGGAAATAACAACCCATAGCCTGCATACCTGGGCCCTGAGACTTTGCCATGCACTCCATGTAATATTTGTCACCAGCAGCACAGGGGATGTGGGCCAAGTCTGTGCCGCTGTAAGTTCCGTTTGTGTGGTACACCGCGCGGGCGTAGTCCCCCGAGAAGGCGTTAGGCCCGGAGTGATCCAGCCACGCCGCTTCAAATGAGCCAGCAGGCCAGCCACCGGTAGGCGGAGTTTGATCGCTGGTCCCATTGGGGATCAGATTGTCGAGGTTCGTCACCGTCAATTGGCTAGAAATCAACTGCCCGAATAGCCCCGTTGCCGCCACCAGCACATCAGTCCACGCCGTGCCTGCCGCGTTGACCTGCACCGTGCGGGCGTCCGTGGTGATGGCGTAGTAGCCTGCGGGATAGCTCGCATTCGGCAGCGCGGGCTTCGACGCATAGGCCCACGCGACCTGATGCGGCTGTGAAGCGAGTTGCACGGCGTTTGCCTTGTTCGTGGCATCCGTCGCCGCCATGCTGATCGCGTTCTGCGCCGTGCCCACCGCGATGGCGTTCCGAAGATCGGCGGCGGCATTCTTCACGGCGGTCCACTTCGGGTTCCACAGGGCCACGCGATTCCCGGTGCCGAGCGATGTGGTGCCGCTGAGTGAGTTCCAGGCCGTGGGGCTGGTGAGCGTGGAGAGGTAGGACATCAGCGCGGAATAGGCCGTGTCATAGGTGGAGTGGCTCACGCTGTAGGCATTGGCCTTCGCCACGAGGTCCGCGTTCTCGCCCGTGATCGCGTTGTAGTCGAGGATGATCTGCGGCTTCTCGCCCGTGGTCAGGGTGTCGGGATCGTTGATCGTGTTGACGCCGGACTGTGCCGCATCCACGTCTGACTGTGACACGGTGCCAAACGCACCAACGGATATCCAGTCAATGGCTACCGATGTTCCTAGATCATTGATGAAGTCGAATCGGAGGGCGAGAACATTCCCGCCGGTCATGTAGTCAGACCCGCCCACAGTGAGTGTTCGCATGTCCGCGACGATGGTGGTCCAGACGCCTACGGTTGGGGCTGGAATCACTTTGCGGTAGCCAGAGTTCTCACCGTGACCGGCATTACTTGGGTAGATGACACCTTCCCATGGGCCTGTAATGAGTTTGACCCGCATGGCGATTGCGTAGGATTTTGTTGGGTCCAGGTTCAGCCCAGTAAACCTTAGATTTTGGTCAGCAACCGTGTTGGTGATTGTCGTGGTCGTCCCATTGTCACTCGATGCGACGGTGCCTGGGAATGTGACACCGGCAGGAAGGCCACCGGAGAAATCTTTGAAGAGAATCGGCTTGATGGGTGAGCCAGCCAGATCGTTAGCCGCATCCGCAAGGGCCTTCGCCTTGGCATAGATCGCATTGAGAAGGGACTGCCTGTTGGAATACACATCGGCGAACTTCTGCCGGAAGGTGGTTCCCACGATGGGCACGTCTGAGCCGGGGATGACGTTCCAGCCGGGTAGTGTTCCGAGGTAGGTGGTCAGAACTGAGACGGCAACGTCGTAGGACGTGCGGCTCACTCCGTAGGCATCTGCCTGGGCATCAATTCCGGCTTGCTCATTCGTGATGTTGGTGTAGTCGAGTACTACGGCTGATTTTTCTCCAGAGCTGAGAATGTTGTCCGAGGCGATGCTAGCGAGTCCATCCAATGCGGACTTGATCCAATCAGGCTGTGTTGAGCTTGCCACCACGGTGTAGGAGCCGCTCGCCCATTCGGAGTTTCCAGACTTGTAAACACCACACACCCGCACGGAGTAGGTGCCCGGCTGCACGTCGTCGAGTAGCGCGGTAGGTCCTGTCACCACCATGTCAGTCCACGGACCAAAGTCACGCGATGCCTGAGCATGGTAGCTAGAGGCGCTGTCTTGGTCCCAAGAGGCCATGAGCACTTGCACATTGCGATCTTGAAGTGTGCGTGTAGTGGCGATGATGCTGAGGTTGGCGGGGACGGCGATGGCCGTGCTGGTGTCCTTCCGTGGGATCGTGTCGCCAGCAATCAAGCCGAGCATGGCGTACTTCGCCGGGTCATGCCGCAAAGCCGACACAGTGTATGTAAGGCCCGTGTCCTTTGTAACATCTGTCACCCTCCACAACGAATCCGTAGTGGGTGTGCTGAGCAACCACGAAGTGCCCGCAGCCGGTGCAGAAGAAAACGGAGATGACACGCTCAAGGTAGAAGTCGTGCTTGCCGGTGTGCTCACTGGCTTGGTTTCAAGGCCAACAAGCGTTTGGCACGAGAGCGTGTAGGAGGTGCCGGGGGCGAGTGTGACTGGTGCGTCCAAAGTCACATTGCTTGCGTCGGAAGCAGAGATGATGCGCCCACCGATGCGTGCGTGCCCCGCGCGGAATTGATCACTGATGCTGATGATGTCGCCAGGGTAGACTACAGAGCCTTCCAGTCCAGAGGAAAACGACACCAGCTCTGAAGCAAGAAGCTCTGTGAGTATTGCCCACTTGCATAGGCGAAGCGCCTGTCCGTGCGAAGTGCACCCAATGGCGGACAGATTGAGGACATTGTAGCCATAGCGAGAAATGCCGTCCTGGTCCTCGTACACGGCAACGTCGGAATCATACCCTAGCTCTGGATTCAGGAACGTAGCAATCGCCACCGTGTGTCGTGCTTGCTTAGCTGTTCCTTCGTACCTGAACGCTCCGCCCTCTACGTTGGCATTCGTGAACACCGCGGAAACCACATCGTCTGTGTCGGCCACCGCAGTGACAAGCCCACTCGCGTAGTACGTGACGCCCCAAAAGATCGAGGCCATGTCGGACAGAGCCTTGATAGCATTCTGCTGGCCTTGGATGTAGATGTTGGCACTCATGCGGGGCTCAAGGCCCATCTTGCCATCGTCCACCAATGTGTCGCACCACTGGCCGATGTTGTACAGGCTCCATTTGTCTAAGTTCGTTGCCTGTAGGAATGTGCCGCTGCCATAGCGGGTGGAAGTGGCCATGTCGTACCACACCCACGCAGGATTGTTGCACCAAGCCATTTTGAACGACCCATCCCAAGCGCCAGCGGTAGTGCCGGGGCCGGTGGTGGCGTAGTTCGCAAGCCTGGTTATTGTGCGCCCTGGTGCCGAAGCCTCAGTTACCGGGGAGCCGCCCGTGGTGGTGAGCACAAGGTCAGAAACATTGGAGATCGTAAATGTGGAGTTGTTGGCCGCGTTTGTGAAGCCAGTCGTAGTAATCTGCTGACCAACCACAAAACCATCGTCAATAAAGCTGCCCACGTCTCGCGTGAATGTGTGCGCCGTACCGTCCACTGCTACCTTGTTGGGGCGGAACGGCTCACGAGGTGTGTAGTTCGCAGGCACTTTGATTTTGAGAAGTTTGGCAACGACCGTTACCTGCGGAATGGACTTGAACTGTTTTGAATTGACGCGCATTGAAAGCACAGCGCTGTTTGGGTAGCGCAGTCTCACGTCAATGATTTCAGTAAACGCCTCCCACCATGTATCGCGTAGGTTGTACGCAGTAGAGTCAGGCGACAAGCGCGTGACGCGAATCTGCCATGTTCCGGTAGGAACCGGAAGATCAACATGATAGGTTTTAGTGAACTTCGTAGAGAACGGGCCGCCAGTGATTACGCCGTTGCCCTCAAGCACAACCGCCGTCCACGCCCCACCCATGTAGCCAGGATTCTGGATTTCGATTTTGATCTGTACTGTGTTGCCGGAGGTGTTGCCGTTACTGGAGTCTATTACCTTGAACTGGTTCGGCATTGAGATGCGCACGCGCACTGCCGACGGGTTGGTGGACGTGGAGCGTACTACTGGCGTTGCCTGGAACACCTGAACGCCAACGACAGTCTCAGACTCGGACCCCGCGATGCCTTTGATCGCGGGCTGTGTGTTCGTTCCGGCAACAAGGGCCATGGCGAAGCCCTTGAAGTTCTTTGTAACACCATCTCCAGATAGCACAGGGGTGCCATCCAGGTACACGCTCTTCAAACCTTCGTAGAGCCCCGCGATAGGTCCTTCGCCTAGAAGAATCTGGAGTGTTCCAGTCTCGTTTACCGTGGGGTCCAAGTAGGACGGGCGTCCTACCGGGCCGCTCCCGCCACCACCTCCTCCTGGTCCGCTTGGCCCGCTAAGCCAAGAGGAGCCGCCTCCGCCATCACTTGGATCTACAACGCTAGTGACCATGACGAATCCTTACGGGGCAACTGCACAAACCCATGGAGTGGTGGAGCCATCGCCTCCGATGGTTCCGTTATTGTCCGGCGCTAGTCCGCCGAAGCCCTTGTCCTGAAATGCCATGCTGTCAATACCGGCGCTGATTACGTTGCCGCCAATTTTCATCAGGCCGTAGCCCAGCGGAACTGGACCTCCCTGTCCCGTTGTGAGTGCGGGAGCGTTGAACGACCATGTTTCTGCGTCCTTGTTGTTCATGCCACTTCCCGTTGTCGGTGGCTTAGACAACATTGAGACAGCACCGGCCAACATGAGCGCATTGCCAGCTGCGTAGAAATAGTCACTGACGGCAAACGCCCACGACTGGAAGTAGAAGGCACCGGCCACGTAGAACGCGGCTGCAAGCGCATACATGATCAAGCCAGGTATGAAATTCTTCAGCCCTCCGTGTGCGCCTGAAACAAGCGGCACGATCTTGACCACCTCTGCACTGCCGATGGGATACATGACAGTTTCCGGAGACTGGTCAACTCCGTCCACAACTACTCTGTAGTCCGTGGTGTACTGTGTGTCTCGGATGTACTGCTTGAAGCCTGGAACAACACTGGCCAGCGCGTGCACGGCCTCTGCAACAGATTCCACTTCTAGCGTGAACTCGCGGCCAAACCTTTTCCGAAGTTCCCCGTACAGAATCACAACTTTCAGCATACTGGCCTCGCAATGAACGAAACACTTTCAACGAGTCGGCCCATGTTCTCGACCAATCCCAACTTTCCGAATGGCTGGTGTGCAATCATGCCGTTGCCGACGTATACGGCACAATGATCGTTGTTGACTCCACGGATATTGAACACAATGAGATCACCGGGCTCCGGCTCGCCCGTACCAACCACTGTGGCGGCTCCGCTGCGCAGCCCATCAGTGAACAAGTCTTCAGAGCGCCAAAACTCGGGCCTGCGCAAAAAGTCTGGAAGTTCCAGCATATCGGTGGCCACGGTGTAGCAATCCTGCACGCCCCAAACGAAGGCGTGGCCGAGTGGATTCCATGAAGCAGGAACAAGGCGCTTCCACGTACCGTCCATGGAGAACACCCACCACGGAACACTGCCTAGATCGCACTGTGCTTGGTCATGGCAGTACTGGTCACCACCTCCGTGCGTGTGCGAGTGCACCACGCCAAGAATGTCTCCCTTGTCTTCTGCGGCGACCCAATCGGAAGGATCGATGGTGAAATAGTCGTGAGCACCTCCGATATTGTTGCAGGGAACATAAACAGGGAGCCTGTCTCCGCCCAACACGATGAGCCCGCACGACTCATCAGGGGCACACGCACGGGCGTGGTCCATGATGGCAGTGTGTAGGTCAGGAGTCATCGAACCCTCGCTGCTCCAGGGAAGCCACCAAAAGGAAGCTCCGCATCTTTGCTTCCGAACCTGAGCTTGCAAGAAGTCAAGCGCTTGCCGCACACATCAAGGTCAGCGGTGGTGGGTGTGTCGTCAGCCTTGAAATACGAAGTGCCTGCGTAGCCGCACTCAGCACCACGGTACGCCCAAGGACACGCGTTGGCGACTATGACCCTCTTGGGAATCCTGGCAGACTGCACATCCAACGGCGTAACAAGCTCGAACTCGATCACATCCTTGGACTCTGAAATCTTGCGCTCGATGAACCACGGCTCATCTGGCCAGCACTTGGTAGGGTCGGCGGTCGGGTTGACGCCGCCTGGAAAGTTCACGGCGTCGAGATACTTGGCGAAGCAGCGCTTCAGTGTGACGGACGCGCCTACAAGATCATCGAGCGAGTGGATCAGGGCACCTATGGTCCCATCGAGCGCAGCTACGCTCAACCGTGGTCGTGGAAGCGTGCCCTTGCTGGACCACTTGAAGCCATCACTGCCAATTGGGAGGGCAACGTACTCGTAGCCCTGCCACACCACGTTTGTGCCTAGTTGGTTCGTGCCAGAGTGGAAGCGATAGATGGCGTTGCCGCTGCCAGGAATGGGCGAGGTGTCGAGAACGAATAGCTCAATCACCGCCGTTGGCGATAGGCTCTGGATCTCTGCAAACGGAGTGGTCGTCACATCGGCACCTGCTGGAATTCTGCGGTAATGCTCGCAATGTTGTAGTCAACATCAGTGATCGTCCACTTCTTGCAAACATACTTGCGACTAATGTCGCCAGGGTGTGCGTAGTCGAACGAAAGTGTTCCTCCTTGCGCCTCAATGAAGCTCTTGATGGCCGCCATCTCGGCGGCTGACCTACCGGAGAACGCCAGACCGCGCAACCGCATGTCGCTGTTCAGCCCATCCGGTGCGCGTTGCTCGTAGCCATCACCGAATCCCACGGAACGCACACGCGGAGTCCTGGTTTCAGTGGCTCCAATGTCAGGCACCCATGTGAATGTGGACATTTAAGACCTCGACAGCAATCCGTTTTGACGTGACTCTTGGACAATTATTTCTCGCACCTTCGCACCGATGAGCTTGCCCAGCGCGAGAGCTTGGTCGGAGTTTCCAGATCCAGACGAAGAAGAATCCTGGCCGTTATTGGTGATGTGGATGGTTATGCTGGTGTGCGTGCCGCCAAGTTCATGGTTGGGCGTGATGCGCCCTCCCGTGCTGGGCGTAAAGATTTCAGGACCGCGCTCGCCCACAAGGTAGGACGTACCTCCACTAACACTGCCGCCGTCGGCTTTGCCGCCTCCAAACAGGCCCATGATTGAAGTGCCTAGTGTGCTCCAGTTGTTGCCATTGGATGCCCAGTCAATGATCGGCTTCATCAACTGTGTCTTGACTATGGCCTTCTCCATCTCGACCAGCATGTCGGCAACGACGCTCTTGATGGTGTCGCCAAGTGTACGCCAGCTACGCGCAACTCCGTTGGTACTATTCATCCACGCAACCATGCCATCAGTGGCCGCACCAGTGGACTGGGAGACAATGCCCCTGATCATGGGCCATGTTTCACCGGCATTGGCGCGAAGCTGATCCTGCGCAAGCGCGTTGTCTCTCAGTGCCCTGTTGGTTCGCTCGATGCCTATGGTGGCCGCGCCCTCGGCCAGTAGCGCCTTGCGCTCTGTTTCCAGCCTGTTCTGCTCCGCAATGTCGGTAAGCCCTACCACGATGTTCCTGTCCTTGAGTGTCTGTAGTCTGGCCTGCTCCTTGGGATCGGTGATGCCCTTTTCGATGTTCGCGGCTCGATACGCCGCGGCTTCTCCGTAGAGCGCAGTGGTTAGCTGCGTAGTCAGCGCCTTTTCTTCCTGCTTGAATGCGTTGAAGCCACGACCGGCCACTAACGCATCGCGCTCTTCTTTGTTGAGCAAGCCCGCTAGCTCAAGTTGCTTTGCGTACGCTGCGTTTTCTCCGTAGAGGATGGCAGTGAGATTCTCTGCCTGCGAAGCCTTTTCGGTAGCAAGGGCAATGTCAGCTTTGTCCTGAAGTCCCTTGTCGACCACTGCCTTCGGAACGGCGGGCAACACCTCTCCATGCTTGCCTATGCTCTTCTGAGACATCTCAAGCCTGTATGCGGCGGCCTCGCCGTTACGAATGCGCTCCAGCACAACGGCATTCTTCAGTGCCTCGGCGTTGCTGTCTTCAAGGACTTTCGTACGCGCAGCCTCGTCGATGTAGTTGGACTTTGCCAGAACTGTCCGTTTGATGTCCTCCTCCCGCATCTTGCCTGACAAACGTAGCTTCTGCTCATAGACCTCAAGCTCTGACTTCCCTAGTGCGGCGGTGTCTGCCTGTATCTTCCTGATCTCATCGTTGCTGGCAGCTAAAGATTTGCTAGCCACTAGCTCGTCTATGGTGGAAGTCGAGAAGTCGCCAGTCTGACTGAGCTTGCGAGAGTACACGTCAAGCTCGCCGTGTGTGGAGGCGTAGAGTGCGTCGCCAAGCGATTTCTTTTCTTTCAAGATAGCCACTTCTTGGCGCAGTCCATTCAGCGTACCAGCGGCGGCGGCGGTGTACTTTTTTATGGTCGTCTCACCAAACATGTACGCGGCATTCTCGCCTTGTAGAAGTTTGATCTTCTCCTGCCTGAAATTATTGGTGTCAGACTCTACACCCTTGGCCTGCCTTTCCTCGTTCTCCGCCTCATCCGCACGAATCTTGGCCGCCGCTTTCTCAGCCGCTACCTTAGTCTTGTACAGTTCCCAGGTAGCAAGCTCGTCAGCCGTCCATCCGTTCGCCCTACGCTGTTCGTAGAGCCTCTTTTCCTCTGCGGCCAATTTCGCCACCTCTGCGGCGGCCATGGCGTCTTTCGTGGACTTGCCGCCCGCTTTCGCATCCTCGTAGGCTTTGCGTTCAGCGGCTAACGTCTTCCAGATGGCACGCTCATCCTCTAGCGGCTTGGCAACATTTCTCTGGTGCTCTTCCGCCTTGCGGTTGGCTTCTTCCAAGCGCTTGGTTTCGCCGACCACATCACCGGCGACCAATCGGAACCCCGCATACACTACGGCCAGACCTGCTGCCACGGCGGCGAGAGCCACCAACAAAGTACCCAGGGCCGTAGTGGTGAGGAACGTCACAGATGCAGAGAGCGCATCGGTGGCAATTTTTGCAGCCGATGCGGTCATAAAATACCCGTCAAACGCGAACGCTGCCATACCAGTGGAGATGGCAAGTTTGGCCATGGACCAGCCAGCAGTGAGCGCCGCCACGCTAGAGGCGTAAAGCGGTGCCACCAACATGAGCGTGATTGAACCACCAACTGTGATGATCAGGCCCTTCCAGCTAATGGTAGCTTCTACCGCCTTGTTGACCCATCCGACGTACATTCCCAGCGCATGTATGACGCCTTCCACCGGGTTGACGATGTTGTCAATGAACTTCCTCCCATCCGCAGATTCAACAAACTTTTTCGTTCCTTCGCTGGCGTCCTTGAGCCACGTCACCAACGGAAACATGACAAGGGAAGCAACTGGCTCTGCGATCTCGCCGATGGAAGTCGACAAGTCCTCGAAGTACCGAACAGACGAGTTCAATTGCTTGCCGAGCGTCTGCATGGACGCTTCGTACGCACCATGAATGTCCTTGCCCTTCTCCATCACGGCATTCACGCGAGCCTGCATCTGTTCATCGACGGTTAGCTCCGCCACTGTCTTGTGCAGCTCGGCGGCCAGCTTGGTGTACGAAGTTTGCAGGTTCACGTTGATGCCGAGCGTGCGCAACATCCGCACCTGCCCAGTCTCAATGGCCCAGGTCATTCTCTGGAACGCTTCAGACGAATTGATGTTTGCGATGACGGCGGCATCCTGAGCGATGCGCCCAAGTTTGGTCGCGCTGGCCAAGTCGATGTGCGCCTCTGCCATGCGAGTGAGCGACTGTCGAGACTCAAGCATGGAGATGCCCGTCTTCTCAAGGCTCTTTGTGAACCCTTCCATCTCTTGCGCTGTGTAGTATGCGTTCTTGCCTACTACACCCATGACCACGCCGAGTGTCTCAAACCTTGCCGCGTTGAGCACAGCCTTCTCTGCGTAGTCGGCCAAGCTCGAAAATGCGTCCTCCATCTTGTGGAGCATGTCGATGCCAAGCCCCAAACCGGCGCCAGTCTTCACCAGACTTGCCAAGCGCTGGTCTGCGAGGACTACCGGGTCTGAGTTAACTGCTATGGAGAGGTTTGCAACTTCCATGTCACTTCTCCTGAGAGTTGGCCCGGCTCACATAGGCACTGTCTATGACCCGCACAAGTTCGAGATCCGTGTACGAAATTTCTTCGTGGCGCATGGCGCACCAAGCCTGCATGTCGAGCCACGATAGTCGAACGACTGCGTTTCCGTTCTGCGACCTGCCTGAGTGCAAGTCACTCCATATGTTCCAAGCTCCCCGTGCGGCGTCTGGCAGCTCGACATGATCGAGAGCCGGAGGACGTTTGCCAGTTGTGGCTTCAACATGCTCCAGCTTTTCTCTGAGACTAACGCCGTCTTCCCCCGGCACTTCCAGCAGGAAAACGGCGTCAGCGTAAGCACGGGTGCTCTCGATCAGGACTTGAAAGGACGAGCGGTGTCCCCGAGTCCGTCGATGAGCTGCGTCCGCACCCAAAAACTCTTCTTGTCTTTGAGGATGGCCATGCAGGCTTCGTCAGAGTACGGAACCTCTTCGCCTCCACTGGTGAGACCGCGCCACGAAAGAATGCGGGCCATGACCAGATCCAGTCCATCCTGCTCATCCTGGGAGGTGGTGGAAAACTTGCGCTTCTTGGATCGGTCGAGAATGGCGGCGACCTTGGCCTGTGCTCCAGCATGGTGCGGAGAGGCCAGCTCGAAAAACCACCCGCCCTCGCCCGTAGCGGGGTGGATGATCTCGACCTCGAAGCTGTCTTTGAGTGTTGCGGAGATGGCGCCAAAGTCCATGTGGTGCTCCCTTGATGAAGGTTTGACTACTTTACAGGAACGGGATGTACGAAGTACCCGCGCGATTCGCGCATTTCTTTCGATTTTTCGCAGGCAGCTTTGAATGACTTGAAATAGCCACCAGATTTTTTCGAGCGTTTTCCGTCTTTCTCCCACACCATTTCAACGCTCCACATACCAGCGTGCGTGCTCCAGTACACACCCGGGTAGCCGGAAGTGTTGGTTTTGTAGATGGGCAAATTATGTGCGTTCTCTGACACGGTGGCAATGCGAAGGTTGGCTGACCTGTTGTCGTGCCGAATGCGGTTAATGTGGTCAACGTGCATTCCAGGCTTCCAATTCTTGCACAGCAACCACGCCATTCCTATCGTCTTGCGCTTAAAAGCGCATTTAGCGTATCCGTAGTTCTCGCTCCAGTGGTGCATGGCTATCTTGTGCAGGTCACGTATGTCCACGATAAACTCGCACGAACTATTGGAAGCCTTGACATACGCAAGCCCACGATAGAACCTCACCGAATTACGGCACTGAACTACCTCGCCAGTTGGCAGAGTTACCGGAGTGAAAACAACTGGCCAAGCCATCAGGGCAGCCTAGTGATCATGAGCGAGGTATTCGTGCCGCTGTTCGGCGCAAACGACTCAAACTCGACCGAGGCGACCATGAGGCCGTCCTTGGGCTCGGCAGTCCACTTCTTGATACGCGCCTTGGTGATGTCGATCGTGTAGCTCGTGGTACCGCCGGGGCCGAGGTTGATCTGGAACGCCACGTCGGCGTCGTTTCGCATGGCGGTGTAGAGGGCGTAGTTGTCGAAGTAGAGCTGCAAGGAGCCAGTCACCTTGGTGGCCTTGGGTCGAATGTCGTAGAGCGCCGAAGACCCGCACACCTCGCCGATGTCAGAATTGCGGGCCAACTTGATGGACCAGTCAGTCACGTTGGCGATGGTTACGGTGTCCTTCTTGATAGACCCGTTCCACGAAGTGATGAGGTTCGCAGTATTGATGGGAGTGAAGGAGGTGAAGATGGAGGTGGTGCTCTCGTTTCCCACTGCCTTGGAGAGTACGTCGAACTTCACGGAGATGGAGTCGTTCACCTTGCCGGAAAGCTCCAGACCATCGACTACCACACCAGTGAACGGAAAGTTCATTCCATTCACGAGGTGCGACTTTTCCATCGAGAACGAAGGGCGATTGTTGCGAACGATCTCGACAGTCGCGGACGCCGACTCCGTGACCAGGGTGGCGGCGCTGGCGGTGAGCACCAACGCGGAGACAGCGGTAAGTACAAAGGTGCTGTTGTTACCGGCGTTGACGGCGCCCGACACATCGATGCGGTCGCCGACCACGAAGCCATCAGCGATGAAGCTGCCGCCATCGGCACGCGTCCATGTCTTGGCCGATGAGTCAATCGCAATCGTGGCCGCTGAGGAAACTACGACTGGAGCGATCTTGATGACGTTGGCGGTCCAGTCGAAGTTACCGAGCGCGGCAGCCAGCAACATGTCGTAGGTTCCGTACGAGAGACGGCCCGGAATCGAGCCCTTGCCTCGAAGCGCACCACCGACACCAGCGGCAACCAAGCCGTCAAGCCGAAGCTCTGGATTGTCGATGTACTTCCTGTCCGCATCGAGATTGAACCCAGTGTGGCGAAGAATCTGGCCCACGGGCGACGCGGGCGTGGTGCCGAAAACAGCTTCTTGGATAAATGCGAGTCGTGCTAGATTGCCAGTTTCAACATTGGGCATGGTTCACCTCAGAGAACAGTGAAGGGTATGGAGACAGGAATGTGCCACCAATTCGGTTCTTGGATTGGAGCGGCGAGTCGCGGCACACCACAGAAAATGCCGTTCAGGTTTTGACGCTTGAAATGATCAATCACGGCCTGTCCAGCGGTGACTGCGGGGCCTATGCCCTCACCAATGGGAACGAATACTGAAACTTGATAGATCCCCCTTTCGTGATCGCCACCGTATAGCTCTGGCTCCACTGTGGCCGGGATGAACGACACCTTGTAGTAGAGTGCGGTCTGCGTTTCCAGCTTCTCGTTGGGCCACCCAATGGCGGAAGTACCCAGCGACGGCAAGGTGAGAAGTCGTGCGTCAAGCTCGGCGCGTGCAGCGTCCCAACTCATTTACTCACCGCCCGTTTCTCGGCGTCTTCCCCGATCTGTTTCCACTTGGCCTCAAGAACGCGGGCCATGCCTGCCGGTGCCTTCGTGGACGAGCCAAACTCAAGCTCAAGAATGTAGCCGACGTTGTTGTACATGTAGACTGTTTTCCCAGCCTTCACGGAAGCAGCAAAGGTGCGAGCACGATCCAGTGACGGCTGCCCGTCAACGGAGATTGAAGTAGAAGTCTCCTCGCCTACAGAATTGCCCCAAAAATAATTGCTCCTCGCGTTGCCAGTTTGCACCGGGGTGGCGGACACCATGGCGTCCGTAATGCCGATGACGCACTCCCCCAACACGCGATCAAACTGCTTGACAGCGTATTCCCTGAACGCGGCCAGATCCTCGGCAAACTTGGTGGCACTCATTTTCGCACCAGTAATGTGTATGCGATGGGCTCGATGCCTTCTGTGTAGATGGGATTGATGTTGATGATCTCGTGCGACACGTCAACACCATCGATGACCAGAACTAGCCTGTCGTCGGGGCGTGGGCGCGTTGCACAATCCTTGGCGGCTAAGAGCGCCGAAAGGTCGCCAGTCTGCACTAGGTTGCCGTTCAGCTTTTCAGTGGCGACAGAGAGGTTCACTTCGCACGGGTAGTCATCATTCACGGAGCTTGTAGGAGCCCCGGTGGACGCACTGTGGGCACCAAGCACAACGCGGCGAAGAACCGCTGGCACGAGTGGCCCAGCTACTCGCATTGACTTGTAAACCAACTGTGCGTAGTCCATGTGGCTACCTAGTCGTCGGGGGTTACAACAATGGCGTGCCTGTAGGGTGACATTAGTTGCCACGCCATCGCGCCGTACTTGGTTTGGTCAAACCATGCCTTGGGACCGCTGGCCCTGAACTCGTACTCGGCAGTGGTGCTCACGGCGCCGGGAATGCTCACGGAACTGACGCGCCCCACCATCGGGGCAGACGCCAGTTCCGCAATGTGTGCCGTGAGCTGCATGAGGATGGTGGTGCGAATGGAAACATCCTTGATGCGCGAACTGTCTGTGTTGTTGCAGTGCGCACAAGCCTCCGCGAAGTAGAGCCCGAGCAGCGTGTTGTCCAGCCCCGCAAACTCGCTGAACCGGAGCTTGAAAAGGGTGGGGTCGAACACCACGACAGCCACGGCCTACGCTCCCTTCTTCGCGTTCTTGATGATCTTCTCCATTTCCTCGGTGCCCTCGATGCCGCGCACCGTGAGCGGGTCCAGCGGCTCCAGCCCAGTCGTGTTTTCCTTCGTGTCCTTCGCCTTTGCCACGGCGTTCTCACGGCCCGTGCTGGCGTAGACATGCCCGCTCTTCACAGGACCATAGTCCTTGTGATCCGCGACCCACCTGTCCCAGAAATTCTTGTCCACCACCGTCAGACCATCGCCTTCAACGACGTCGGTGTTGAGAACTGGGCGCTTGGGGTGCGGCATGTTGTAGCGGGCACTGCCATTGATGCGGATGGTCTGCCCACCAACTTGCAGAAGCAGTCCGTTGGGAAGTTTGCATCCGACGATAACACTTTCAGCCATGACATTCTCCGGGGTTTCTGACAAAGGTTGAACTACAAAATTGCGCGGGCCACACGATGCAGCCCGCGCAAGGTGGTGCGACTAGATTCCGATCATCTGCGCGATGGCGGCGGGGAGCTTGATGATCGCGCCCCAAGTGCCACCGCTCTTCTTCTGCACGGTGCTGGAGGTGTCACGCACAAGGCCGTGCGCACGGTACTTCTCAGTGAAGGCGCAGAAGCCGAGCCGCTGTCCCTCGACCTGCTCCACGAACAACTGCGCAAGCTCACCAGCAGAAGTGGAGTACTCGGGCGCGGTCTTGATGGTCATGTTGGGGTACGCCTCGGCCAAGAACTGCTTCACGGAACCGGAGCCGTACACATTGCTCATGGGGGTGAGCAGGGTGGCCTGGACCAGGGTGGAGATGGCCAGGGTCATCGGAGTGTTCATGTCGACGAGCCCGCCAAGCTGGCTCTGCAACTGCTTGTAGAGGTTCTGAATGTCCAGAACAATCTCAGAACCAGTGCCCTTGGCCCAGGTGGTGCCGCCCGCAGCCTTGGTGCCGGGGACGATGGGGGCGTTGAGGGAGGGATCGTTGAGCCACCCATAGTTGTCCAAACCCTGGACACCGAGGAAGTACGAGGAGTTCTGGAACTTGTTGAAGATGAGCGCCGAAGCCAGGTTCTTCTCCGCAGCGGCGTCGATCTTCTGGAGCCCGGCCACTTCAAGCTCACGATCACCCCAGCGAGTGAAGGTCTGGTAGTGGTAGCTCTGGCGAGTCTCGTAGTTGATGTTGGCCTCGGTGGCGCCGCCGGAGTTGTAGTCTCCGTAAGGTGCCACAGAGCCGGACGACTCGACCATGGAGAAGGTGGCCGTCATGGTGGTCCAGTCGCCCTTCTTCTGTTCGCCGAAGATTTCCACGGCACGAAGAGGCGTGGTGAGCACGCGGGTGAGTTCGGGGTCCAGGTAGTTGGACAGGTACGCGGGAATGGCGGCGTTGCCGACGGTCACGAGGTGCGACTGGAGGGGATTGGGAGGCGCGGCATCCATCGTGAGAAGTGCGTTTGCGGCGTCCATTCCGATCTGCGAGTTGCGGTAGTCCACGGCACCGGGGAACACGATTCCGAAGGTGTCGGCAAGGAGTGAAATGTCTTTGTGCTGCATGGCCATGTCAGTGTCTCCTTAGTTCTTGATGCCGATGATGATCAGATCCCCGACATTCCCAGGAGTCTTCACATAGAAGGGAGTTTCCACCCAGGCGGTGGCAGAGACGGCCTGGGCAGTGATGGTGCCGGGCGAGGTGGAGAGGTTGTAGGTGCCGACTCCGCCCGTGCCGGTGCCGAGGCTGGTGATGTAGGTACCGGCGGCGACGCTGGCGGACGAAATCACGGAGCCCACGGCGAGCGAGCCAGCGGTGACAGCCGTGACGGTCATCACATTGGTGGCGAAGGAGGCGGTGCCAGTGAAGCCACCCTGCGAACCGTTGGCCGTGACGGTGATCGCGGAATTGGAACTGAGCGTGCCGGGATAAGTGGACAGCGAGTAGGTGGCGGAGGTGCAGGCGCCGGGGGTGCCGGTCAACTGAGCTTCGATGAAGGTGTTGGCGGGGATGCCAGTGCCGGACACCTTCATGCCGGGAGCGAGGTAGACACTGCCAGCGGTGGGCGTCATCACATTGGTGGCGAAGGAAGCGGTAATCACACCGCTCGTCCCACCAGGATCAGTGTTGAAGGAACCGGCGGGGGCGGCGTTGACGGAGCCGTCGAACAAGTTGGCGAAAACCTTGTCGCCGACAGCGGCGTCACCGAAAGAAGAGCGAGCGAAGAAGTCGCCGCGATCAAAGATCGTGACGCGGTTCCCCTTCGGGATGACCATGGAGCTTTCGCCCTTCCACGCCGTGATCAGTGCATCCTGCGGGCCGCCGACGAAGCCAGCGGGAGCCACGAGACCAGTCTTGCAGAACGAGTTCACGAGCCCGCTGCTGGTAAGCCACGCGAACGAAGCGACGTTGACGCCGGAGACATCGGCGACGAAATTGCCGAGAACCGTGGAGCACGGATTGGTGGAAGCGATGTCGCCTTCGACACCGGGAGAGGGGTTTGCGTTCACCTGCTGCTGGAACATGGGCTATCCTTTCACCATGGTTGCGGCGTGAGGGTATCGGGTGGCGAAGTCAGCGACGCTGGCAGCGTCAACGGTGAGGCTGTCGGCGGCGTGAGAGGGCTCGGCAACGGCGGGCAGAGCCTTCAGAAGAGCACGGTAGGCGGAGGGATGGACGCCGGAAGTGTCCACCTTCTTGCTGTCGAGGGCCAGCTTGTAGATGGCCTCGGCGGAGTCAGCCGCAAGGGCGTCAACATCGCCGATGATCGGCTGCACGTCCTTGGCGGCCTGGAAGCGGGCGGCCAGTTCGGCAGTGGTGGCCTTCTTGATCTCGGCGAGCGCGGCATCCATGGCGGACTGGGTAACGCCAGGATCTTTCTTCGCCTCTTCGGAGATTTTCGTTGCATCGGCAACGAGCTTTTCAGCGGCAAGCTGGGCGTCGGACACGATCTTGTCGGCGGACAGCTTGGCGTCGGCCACGATCTTGTCGGCGGACAGCTTGGCGTCTGCCACCAGCTTCTCGGCTTCGGCTTTGAGGTCTTCGGGGGTCGGCATTGCGTCTCCTGTTACGGTGTTGCGGTTTATGAGGGCGGTTACGAGTCGATTGATTTCGATGATTCCATCTTCTGGAATTTTGTAACTCGAAATTTTGTTCATCAACTCGGAAACCAGGGACTCGTCACTAGCACTTGGACGCCCGCCCTGCGTGGATGTGTCTGGATTGTCTGGATTGAGCAGCTTGTCTAGCTCAGCCTGCTCCTCCAGTTCGTCGAGCTTGTCAAGCTCGTCCATGAGTGATGCGTCGTAGGTTAGCTCGCCCTCCATGCTTGAAAGTAGTGCGTTGAGATCGTCGCAAGCAAAGGTGCCTGCAAGACGATCCTTGAAGGTTTCAGACACAGCGCCCACCAAGCCATCGACCTGCCTGCCGTATCGTGCAGGTGCGATGTTCTTGACAAGTTTGCTGATTTCACCGGGCACGATCTTGGCGTCGGCTGCCATGTGGCCGGAAAGGTAGGTGTACAACGCGCCCCGCACCATCTGTCCAACTGGAGTGAGCGCCCGAGCCTTTTGCTTCATAGACTTCCCCCCATCGTGAGCCGCGTCTGCAACAACCACGTCGTGACCCGCACGGCCAGTCTCAACAAGCGCGACGTGGTTTCCAACTATGTCGGACATCACGCCATCGTACGCCACGCCCTCGTAGACACCAGGCGTTGGCACGAACGTGTAGCGATACCCGCAAGAAAGCTCGTAGCGCGTTTTGTCATTCACTCCGTTGATGGCGTCGGCTGTCCAAAGGACGATTGAGTTTTTGAGATACGGAGCCTCAAACACTGCATCCGTGCCCGTGGCACCCACGATGTAGTTTTTGAGTGCGGGGTCTTCGAGGTCCATCGCGCCAACCGGCCGGTGGGCGTCGAGAAGTGGGAGGCTGTTGAATGTCGGCGCGGCCTTGGCAAGCTCTTCCGCTGGCCGCAGCACATGGTAGACGCGATCAGCGACAAGGCCGTGCGCTCTCCAGTTCGGGATCTCGTGCCCGAAATACGGATTCACGGCAGACTTGGAAATGTTGCAGCCGTCAACGTGCATGAAGCCTTGTGCGTCAATGTGCCTAGCGCTAGCTCTGTCCAGTGCCAGCTTGTCCAGCGCCAGCTTGTCGAACGCGAGCAGCTTCTCGTCAAGTACGCTAGGCACGGTACCCACCCTTCACAATGGCTTGCGTGTTGGAAAGCATGAGCGAACGGCCTGCGCTCGTGGTGGCTAGGCAATAGTGCGTGTATGTTTCGCCAAGTGTGCCAGCAATCACAATCTGCTTAACTAGCGAAGTGTCCACAGTCGGAGCACCCGAGACAATCGCGGAAGTGGCGCTAACTCCGTCTGAGTCTTCGGCAGTCCACACGGCGCTAGAAATGGTTTCGCCCGCGCCCAAGAGCCGCGAGTAGTCGAAACCAAGGATGACAACTTCTCTGGGATCTTTGGCAGGGAAGGGCTTCACGCTTTCACCGTGTAGTTACGCATGTCTGCTCCCGGCGTGTAGTTTCTTGCCAGCCCTACGGTCACATCCACTCCATTGGTACAAGTGTAACCCCCGGAGAGATAATATCTAGTGCTGGCCCCAAATAAGTAGAATCTGTCGTCCGCCTGTGCTATGAGCGTCCGAGCGTGAAGTAGGTCTATGTTCAGACCGACAACTGAGAGTGCCGGAATATAACAAGTGAACGACGAGATAGCTGTTGGAACATTGAGCCCTACACCTAGATCTGGCGCGGGTTTGCCAAGCACCAGTCCAGTAGGCGATGGGCATTGGGCGTTGGTGCTAAGCGAAGGCAGTCCACCTTGAAGCGCCAGATTTGCAGAAGAAGGCACCAAAAAGTTCTTGACAAGATTTGGAGCCAAAGTCCCGGTACTGACGACGGCGGCGCCGGGAACCTGGAGAACCCTGGCAACGGCAAGACTGGGCGCGGCGGAGGAGGCCGTCACTCCGGTTGCGCTGGAAACTCCTAGCAAGAAATCGAGCTTTGGTGGATTCTTGGCTAAGTTTGTAGTTGCAGGGCCAGGGACCGCAAGGTTCACCTGCGCCGTGGGAGCTAGGGCGGTGAGCCCCACGCTCGTGGGCGTTGGGCAGAGGAGCGAGATGCCCTGTGTCAGTGACGGTGCGTTGCTCGCAGACGTAATGGCGGTGGGCGTCGGCGATTGCAGTACAATTTGACTGCTCAGCGCAGGAGCGTTGCTAGCTAGCGAGATGGTAGCCGCAGGGGCCTGTAATGACGCCGATAATGTAGGCGCATTGCTAGCTAGAGACACCGTGGCTGCGGGAACTTGTAGCGACGCGCTTACAGACAACGATGGTGCAAGCGTGGAAACGACTAGCGACGCGGCGAGCGCAAGTAGGCTAGAAACGAGCGCGGGAGGATTGGTGCTCGTTTGTAGCGCTACGGGCGTAGGACACGAAATAGACGTGCCAGCGGTCAGCGACGGGGCATTCGTGGCGGTCGCTAGAGCGGTCGTTGGCGCTTGGAGCGTGAACTGGGCCGTTGGCGACGGACTGGAGCTTGTGATGGCCGCAGGAGCCGGGCAGTTCAGGACAATGTTCTGCGTCAGTGTCGGCGAAGGGCTCGCCGTGACAATCGCAACGGGGGCCGGAGCCTGTAGGCTAGTACCTTGAGAAAGGGTGGGCGAGGGGCTCGCCGTGGCAATCGCAACGGGGTCGGGGCAATTAAGAACGATACTCTGCACCAGGGTTGGTGCGGGCGCAGCCGTTGCCATTGCCACGGGCGCAGGAGCCTGTAGTACGAGTTGGACAGTTGGCGCTGTCGTGGCTGTGGCGATGTTGGTCGGCGCAGGGCAACTGAGAACCGTACCAGGAGCCGCTTCCCAAAACTCCGAACCGGTCACGGCTCCAAGGACGCCTTCGTCTCGGAGGTTCTGAGCCGTGGCGCGGGTGGTCCACAGCATCACTTGGCTCCGATGGCGAAGGAGCCGACGCTTGTGCCGGTGCTGGTCGTGGTCGTCCAGTACATCGCGTTGATGCAGGCGTTGGCCCCGACCTTGGGCTCACTGAGCGCCGCGAAGTCAGCGATGTAGAAACCGTTAGAGATGAGGCTAACGAACGACGACAGCCGCTTGACCGCCGTGACACCGAAACTACCCGCCGTTCCAGTGCTCGCGCTGAGGGTCACGGAATCAACCGTCTTGATCCACTTGCCCACGGTGCCGGCTGGAGGCTGGATCGGGAGCATACGGTATGCGGGCAGGGAGGCCGCGATGGTAACGGTCGTGGTCCCGGTGGAGGCATCGTTATAGGTCACGGCGCAGGTTGCCGTGACGCCGGTGGAGCCCGTAGCCGTATACCATTCCAGATACCACTCCACGTCTGAGTAGTCCGATGAGCAACGGCCATCGGTGACGGGTGAGGTCATCACCGCGCCGGTGGACTGCGCCGTGGTCACGGTACCGCTTAGGCCGCCCATGTGGCCCAGGCGGTCGATCAGCCACTTTCCCTGACCGGCGTTGGACTGGGCGATAGAGCCCCAGATCAGTCGGCAGGTTGCGCTTCCGGGATTTACGTAGTTGGGGTTGTACGCCCCGAGCGTAGTGTTAGTCGGGTTCGCCCACGCTCCGGGAGTCGCTCCCGCCGCAGGTGCACCGCCCTCCTGCCACCCGGAGTACCAATTTCCGGCCACGGCGGTCAGACTTGTTTTGTAGATGTTGAATCGACCACCTGCGCCGGAGTTACCGGCAGCGGCGAGTGCAGAGACTACATCTGAGGTACTCGCAAAATCGGTCACGGTGCGGCCTCCAGATACATCGGCGCGAAGGCCGACTCGATGCCCTCAAGATAGATCACCGTTTGCCCGTCATCGGCGGTGCCTACGGAGGCCACGGTGTGCACACCAGGGAAGGCGTCCGCAAAGGGTGTGAGGACTACGACGAGATCACCGGGATTCATTCGAGCCTCCTACTAGGTGAGCGTGAACCAGCCAGCGGCGTTCTGCGTGAGCGTCACCGTGTTGCCCGCGGCGAAGGACACATCGGCGGGAGCGGAATCAAGAAGTCCGTAGCCGACCAGCGGATTCACCTTGCCGTTCAAGGTGCCATTCGCACGGAGGACATAGTAGCGGGCCGTGAAGCCAGAGCCGGAGCCGGTCCACGAAGGATTGTTGCCCGTCTTGAATGCCGCCGTGCCGGAAGTCTGATTGAACGTGGGAGAGGTGAGCGCGAAGCCGCCCGTGGTGTAGCCGTTTCCATTGGCTACTTCGTTCGTGAGGTCGGCGGAAACAGCCATCGTAAGCGCCGGGGTGAAAGACGAAGTGTGGAGTGTGACCACGAACGAGCTGCCGTCCATGTCGAACGTCCCGTTCCCGATGTCGGCCTTGAACGAGTTGAAGAGCGTCAGTGCAGATGGGGCGGCCATGGTGTTCTCCTTTTAGGTGGAAGGTGTATTGCGAGGGTTGCGGTGACTGGCCCTAACAGAGTCAATGCCACCATGGTGTTCGTTGTTGATGTGGTTCCAGAAGTCTTCCTTCAACTCTTCAAAATTTCGCTGTGCGTGACCTGCATCGTTCTTGATGAGCAGGAGCGTTGACTGGATGCTTGCCAATTGTGCGAATATCTCCGCAAGCTGAACTGGGATGGATTTCTGGTCGGAGCCCACCACCCTATTCCAAACTAGCTGTACCACCAGCACACAGCCGCCTCCGACCAGGCCGGTGGTCACTGGATTTGTGAAAGCATCACTCATCACTTCCTCGCTCTCGTGGCTTCTCGTGAAGCAGCGCTTTCGTCATGGATGGAGGACTGTATGCTGTTGAGGATGGTGTCCTGGTGCTCTATCGCTGGAACGACGGCGGTCGCGGATTTGTCAAGATGCCTGAGCACTCGCCACATATCAAACACAAGCGCGAGCACAGCGATGGAAGCACTGACGATAAAATACTGCACGACGGGTCCAATGAGCGTGTCGTGCAATACCCACGCACGCGAGCGAACGCATGGCAGTCTGTCCATCGCCCGCCTCAGTTGCGAACTTTCTGAGGTCACTTGTCACCTCCACCGGCGTCGGTATTCGCCTGTAGCTTTGCCGCAGCGTCTTCGTGCAGTTTGACGTAGGCGGCGTGTGTTTGGATGTAGGTTTTGAAAACATCGTTCAGTGCGTTGGTACTCGGGTCGTTCAGCGCCGCCGTGTGTGCGTCCAATGCACGCTGGTTCGCCGCCGCCGCCCTTTCGTGGCTTCGCTTAGTACCATCGCGCACTGCCTTGGCTGTGGCGTTTGCGGCCACGGCGGACGACTTTGTGGCTACGGCGTACGGCCCGTCCTCTGCGGCGTTGATGACGCCCGTGTGCTGGTTGCCGAAGAACTCGTCCGTGCCGATAGCTTCGTCACCAACTTTCTGCGCAGGCGCGGGCAGACTTGGAGACTTCGGCTCCGCCTTCCCGACACCAGACGGAGCAGCCTTCGGGGCAGGCGGCGTGATCTTCTTGCCTAGATCCAGATTGTCGTATCCAGAGTCGGGATTCTTGGCAATGCGTACGCGCTCTTCTTGTGCGTCGATGACACCTGCGTTGATAAGAGCCACGCCCGCCGTGACATCGGATGCGCGGATGGCTGCCTGCTGCTCGGAATCGAGCGCGAAGAGTGACACGAACTCGAAATCAATGTCGTCATACACCTCGCCAAAGAGGTTCAACTGGATGACCTTGAGCAAGATTTCAAGATTGGGGCGGAAGAGCTTTTCCTGCTGGTCTGCGATGTAGTCGTAGTAGACGCGGATCTCGCCGTCGGAGTTGGCATTCAAGCCAGATGGCGTCACACCTAGCAGCACCACAAGCGGCGTCTTTGCCACGGCGGCCATGTGCTCTTGCGCCTGTGCCTGAAGCTGGGACAGCCCGGTGATGGGTGTCGAGAATTGCGCAAAGTCCTCGTCCTTGTTGTCCAGGAGGAAGATGTTCTGGTTGTTCGCCAGTTGCGTGTAGAGCTTGGCCCTGGCCAACACCTCATCACCATCGCCACCTGACAGAACATCTTGCATGTTGGTCTTGAGAATTTTGGTGGAGAAATTCTTGAGAAGTTTGCCTACGGAATCACGCGTGGAGAACCAGTAGTCAACATACGGCTGGGCCAATTGGCTCATGCTCATGCCAGAGAAGTTGTAGGCTGGCTTGAGCATGTCCGGAACGGGACGTGACACGAAAGTGAGAAGCCGCGAAGAATGGACCTCCTGCCCATAGACGTACCACGAACTTGGTGTGTAGTAGTCGGCGGCCAGTGGATTGATGGAGTTGTAGTCCTTCGGGTACGTGGTAACGGGCTCGACCATCTTCAGATTGCGAAGTTTGCCTCGCCCGATTTTGAGTTTGTTGAGTACGAGCGGCTTGGCAAGCTCGGGGCCGCGATCTTCGCCCAGGTCAATGAAGATTTGCGCGCGCCCAAATTTTCCGTCCATCTCCGCGGCCTTGCGAAAAAGTTCTCGTAGGCGCAGGCGCTTCATTTCTGCGTCCAGCTTCTTGATCACGTCTGACCTGTCATCTTCGCCAGTGGAACGTAGCTTGATCCACTTGCGCGTCATCTCGGAGGCAGTCCTTTCGCTCATGTCGCGGTATTCGGTGTACTGGTCCAGCTCACTCAAGTACGCAAAGCCTGGGAAGCCCATGCCCGTGAACGCCGCGGACAGCGATGCGTAGTTAGTCGCGCTATCCATGGCCAGCACATGCTTGGCGGGGCACACATTCTTGGGCGGAGTGTACGGCACCACATCCCACTGCGTGCGCTTGGGCAGCTTGGGCTGGCCGGGATTGAACGCTGGCCCCATGGCGTTGGCCTTGGCACGCACCGCCTCTGAAATCTTGAACCTTCGTTCGTCCAATTCACGCTCTGCCAACGCCTCGGCCACGGCCTCAACTGGCTTCTTGAAGAATGAGAACTCGTGACCGAAGATTTTCATCATTGCTCCTGTGGTCTACCCGCCTACTGAGGCAAGAAGTGACTTGGAAATCTTGAGCGGTGCACGGCGCATGGTGACAAGCTCAAGCGCTCCCATGAACGCGTCCACATCATCGTCTTTCGCTGCGTTGGGGAAGATGGCACAGCTCTCGACGAAATCATGCGCCCACTTGGTGCCCTTCAGGATGCGCACCAGACCTGCCTCCTGGATAGGCGACACCACATTGGCACGAAGCACCTTGTCTGTGGAGTGCACCACCTCCACAAACGGGATGCGCGTGAGGCGCGATAACGCCTGTATGACCGCCTTGCCCGTGGCAGAGCCGCCACCTTCGATGCCCACCTGCGACGGTCGCCATTTGTCGTACAGTTGCTCGACCTTGCGCTCCAACTCAGGGAACTCGATCTTCTCGCAGAACAGATCGAGCATGACGTAGCCGTCCTTGGCTATGCCCATGGTGACGCAGGCCGCGTTGTCGTTGCTCTGCTTGCCGCCTGCCGCCGTGTCCCAGTACTGAATGATCTGCTCCAATTGGAAGAAGACTTTCAGCCTCTCCACCTCATCGCCACCAATGCGTACATCGGCGGGTGGCCCAGAGACATATTTCCAATTGTCGCGCAAGAAGATGACACCCTCTGCGGCAGACGGCCTCTGCTGATAGAGACTGGCCCACACACGAGAGCCCGTGCCTACTTCGTCGATGTCACCAGACCCGTAGCGTATGCGGTTCAGCGCTTCGATGGGATAGCGTGCGGGGTGCAGCGCCTCACCTTTGCGGCGATACTTTTCGTCCTCTTCCGCAATGGCCGGGTACTTGGCAACCTCCCATTTCTCGCCGCCCTTGCCCATGGCCGTGAGCAACCGACCAGCTAGATCGTCGGCGTGCCATCGAGTGTTGTGTGCCACCAAGCCGTTTGCGATGAAATTCTCTGTGCCCTCTACCTCAATATCGAAGACCTCTTGCTCACCAACGGGCTCGATGGCGCAAATTTCATCTTCGGTGAAGTCGTAGATATTCGGCGGCAGCGCTGAGAATTCGTGAAGTCTTTCCGTAGCCAACTGCGAGGTTGCAGTCGTTGCACAAGAGTCCTCGCGTCTTACCGGTTCGGTGGTCGTGGTCAACGCATAGCTTGGCGTCCCAATGAGCCCTTGTGTTTTGACTGGTAGGTGGCTTCCGGCAAATGGCGCACTTTCCTCCCTGCTGTTTAAGAAGCGCGTCGAACTCTTCCGCAGTAATGCCGTAGCGATATTTGAGACGCGACGCCCTGCGCGATTCAGGATTGACTGAAGGCGGTCGCACACCATTCGCCCAGCGGGTTTTGTTGTAGTGAGATTTGCAGAGTCCTTTGCAACTGACTGGCTCCGTACACCCATCGACAGAGCACTCAACTCCGCGCCAGTGGCCGTAACTGACACTAGCTTGTCGCCCACTTTGAGATTTCTTAGCCTTGTCCATACAAGCGCCTCGCTCCTGCGAACGAGGAAAGGGTGGCGTTCGTTCGCTTTCACAAGCCTACCTGAACTCGTTCTGATTTCATAGCAGAAATCAGAACCTTGGCTCTTCCAATGTTTTACGAACGACGTTGACAGCGCACCCTTATTGAACGTTGCAATCTCATCGCCAGCACGAACATCAAGCATGGGCTTCTCTGTGCCATCGGCCATCAACACCGGAGTGTCGCCAGTGACACACATGATCAACAGAATGCCGCCTCCGGGCTCTGCGCGAGTCTTGAGTGTAGTCTCGTACCAGTCCCAAATACTTTGACGCGTAGTGACAGAGTACGCCTCCTGCGCGTCCTTAACAGGATCATCGATCATCAACACGCGTGCTCCACGGCCCGTGACGCCCGTTCCCACGCCCGCGCTCTTGTACGCACCCTTGTGGCCCACAATCTCGAACTGTTCAGAATTGCGCAAGAACGAGCCCTTGGACGTAACAGTGCGCACTGACGAACTGCTCAAGGTGGTGTCGGGGAACAACTGCGCGTACTCTTCCTGATCAATAATCTTCTGCACGTCACGATTCATCATGGACGCGAGATCATTCGAGTAGCTGGTTGCGATGAACGTCAGGTCAGGGTAGCGCCCTAGCGCATACGCGGGAAACCGCCTGGACACCATCTCAGACTTGCCCGAGCGAGGCGGGGCCATGATCATCAAGCGCGGAGACTTGCGATCAATGACATCTTGAAGGAATTGGTCTAGCTTTGCCGCCAACTCGTAATGAAACCAGCCAGCGTTGTAGTCGCTCTTCGTCCAGAGGATGAACGCCAGTAGATCGCGCTTCGCCTTGGCGCGTATGGCGTCAATCATGCTCAACTTTTCGGCGCGGCTTAGCGTCTCCAGTTCAAGCACGGCTACTCCCCATCGATTGGCGTAGGTTTCTTCAGTCCTTCAAGCCGTGAGTAGAGGAACGCATCGATTTCCTCGGTAGGCTTGCTGTCGAACGGATTCTTGCGTGGATCGACCACCTCAAGGCGCTCGGAGGCAATGCCGAGCAGGTGGTCCATGCGATCCATGATTGCAAGGAGCGTGGCGGCGCGTCGCGGGTCGTTGCGCCCAGCCCACTGCGCAAGCAACATGTCGTTGAGCCGCTCAAGCTGAAGCTGACGATGGCTGCTGGCCTGCTCCTGAATGTGCGCGTAAACGCGGTCCATCTCACGACGCACGATGGCGGCGGCCTCTCTCTCCGAGCAGCCGAGCGAGTGCGCGATGCTGGCGTAGGAGGCCCCGCCCTTGCGCAGCAACATGACTTGGTAGACGCGCTTGGTGTACTCAGGATCGTGTGACCTGTGCTTGGAAGAGACGGTATCGGGAACGTCCGTGCGAAAATCCACGGGCACCTTCCTAGCGAGAACAGACTTGATCTTTCGCCTCGGAAGTATGTCTCTCTTTTTGACAGTGGCCATGTGCGATCCCAGCGTTGCGCGATTGGTTGGTGTTACTCAGCAGGCGAGAAGTCGACGTACATCTTGTCGCCCTGTTTGAACTTTCCCCACAGAGCGGGATTGTTGACGAGCAACGTGATGCTGCCACTCGGCGTCCACATTGCGAAAGAATTGTCTTCGTCGCTGCCGTCTTGCGGGTAGGCGCCGTTCTTGCACACAGGCGCCATGGTCAGCGTCTCACCGCACTTGTCCATATTTGTGTGGTCAGCGAAATGTTCCTGCACTCCGTTGACCATGACCTTTGCTCTCATCTGTGCGCTCATCTCTGTTTCCTATAGAAAGGCCCTGGCGGGCGTTGTGCTTTGTGTGGTTGTACGCGTGACTCCGGCACGCCTATTTGTTCAATCGCCCGCCAGGACGAGGGTGGTGCGTGTCCTACTTGCCCTTCTTGCCGCCCTTCTTCTTGGGGCCGCCGGGGAGGAAGCCAGTGTTCGCAGAGGCGCCAGGGAAGCCCGAACCCGTCTTGCTCGACGTGAAGGTGAAGTTGCCGGGCGCAACGCGCCCGACCTTCGTTGCCTTGGGACGACCGACAGTCGCCTTGGCCGCGCCCTTGCCAGCAGAATTGCCCATGGTGTTTCTCCTTGTTTTTTGCGCCGGTGTGGGGCGCGTGGTTGAACTGGCGTACCAGTCCGGGTTAAAGGAACCTACTACTTGCCTTTCTTGTTGCGGCCCGTCTTCACGGTCTTCGTGCGGCCAGCGGTGCCGGTGATGCCTGTGACGTTCTGTCGGCTCACACGCCCGACCGTGGTCGCCTTGGGACGGCCCACAGTCGCCTTTGCCGCGCCCTTGCCAGCAGAATTGCCCATCTTGCCCTCCTACGTCTTTGCGCCGGTAGGCGCGGGTTAAAGGAATGCAGCGATCATTTCTCGGACCCTTTGAGCCGAGCCATGTTCGCGGCCTTTTTCGCTGCCTTCATCTTCTGCCCGTTGATGAACCACGCATCAGAGAACGGAATGCAGCGGATGTACTTCGGCCCCTTGGGTAGATGGGGCACGGTGAGATCGAAAGTCTTCTCCGTGGAGTAGACCATGATCTGGTCGATCTTGGAGTGCGAGAGGTAGTGATCGACAGCATCGCGTCGTGCTTGCACGTGCTGTTTCGAGTTGCCGTCAGACCTGAACTGCACACTAGCGACGGGAATGTGCTTGGGCAGGCCGTGGGTGACGAACTCGAAGCACTCGGGGAAGAACGAGAACGCGATGCTAGGAATGATCGGAATACCGGCCTCCTGCCAGTAGCGCGAAATCCAGCGAGCGCGATAGAGGTTGTAGAGCTGCACCGCAAGCGGGTCAGTGCCCCATAGAGAGAAGTCCGGCTGACACGCGGCCAGCGGCTTCAGCGGAACGATGGTGCGAATGGTGTCCACGCTCTCTGACCAGATTTTCTCGAAGCGCCAATCGTCCGTGTAGAACGCGAAGATCTTGCCCGTGACGCGCTCGTCCATGCCGCCTTCGCCGAAGATGTAGAGCTGTGGGTCCTTCTTGTCCTTTTCGTCGTACGGCCACGTTGAGGTGGGGACAGGGCCCGAATAGAGCATGTCTGGGTTGAGGTCAGGGATGCCCCACTTCGACGTGCTGGGAAAGAACACCTCCGTCGTGTACTCGAGGATCTTCGTGCTGGTCTCCAGCGTGCCACCATCGAATGGAGAGTCTTTCAGTTCCGTCTGCCTCGTGAGCTTTTCCAGCGTGTCTTTCATCTCTTCATCAGCGCTAGATAGCGTCTTCAGAAGTTCGCCGAACATCGCGTCATCGCGCGTTGCCATCTCCGTGATCGGATCGAGGAGCGCCAGCGCTTTGTTCTCTTCCTCCGGCGACAGATCCACGTACTCGACCGGAACAGTGCGTTCCTTGCGCCGGATCGCTTCCTCGTAGCGTGCGTGGCCGTCGAGGATAGTTCCCGTCCGCTTCGAGACGAGAATGGACTTCACCCAGCCGAGATCGTTCAGCGAACCACTGAGCGCGGCAACCTGGGCAGCCCCATGCTTCCTGTAGTTCATCTTGTGCGGGTGGATGTGGCCAAGCGGCACATCTGCGTGGCCGACGATGCGTGAGCGCAACGTTTTCCCGAGTCGCTTCGCTTCCTTCTCACGCTGCTTCGCCGTTTCCGTGGCGTCGTGCCCAACGACACTGCTCGCGTTCTCGCGGACTTTCTCTCCTGTCTTCTTGTGCTTCTTTTTGGGCAGAGGCGGTGTCGGGTCTTTTTCGCTCCCTTTTTTCCCGGCCTTCACCGCTACGCCCATGTCGCTCCTCCAATGCCCCGCCATCGCTCCTGGTACAGCCTAGAACCCACGGAGCCGGTGTCAAGCCTACCTTGTGGCTATGGAGTGCCTCCCGGCGTTTTTAGCGCCATTTGCGGCGCAAATGGCGTCGGCTATTCAGTTCCGAGCCGGTCCGCCGGAGTCACAATGACTATCTAGCCGTATAACAAGCCTACTGTCAGCTACTTGTGGGCGCAAATTTCAGCAGAAAATTTCCCTATTCAATGCGGGAGCGAAAATTTTGGAGTCCGTGAATAATTGAATTTCCCAATAACTACGCGGGTCTGCGCCGGTTCTATTCAATTATTCATTCTATTTTTTAATTAAGGGGGGAGAGAGAAAGAGAGAGAAGGTACAGTACAATGTACAAGAGAGTTAAAACAAAGTGAATATCGAATAAGTGCATAAACCCGCGCCACCATTACGTTTCAAATATTCACTTTCCGCATGTCTCGCTAACTAGCCGCTCACGAAGGACAATTTCGTGTAACTAGCGGTATAACTCCACTGGATAGCGCTACTTCCAAACAAGCCACTTGTAACAAACGTTCGGCATAGAAACTAAAAAGGGTGTCAATGTGATGTATGCTACGTTACAGGGTGTGAAAAAATTGTCTCAATTTCCGGAGAATGCGTGTTGCCACGCCAAAACGTGCATAAGTAGTGACATGGCGGTGCTAATAATTTTTAGAAAATGGTGCTATACTAGGTCCACGCGAGCCGGAAACCGCCGGATCGTGACAAATGCCCACCACCACTACGTTACAGCGTGTCTCAAAATCCCACAATTATTTTTGAGGCTAACTAGCGATGAACCGCGAAAATATAAATAATTCTGGGAAAGAGTGCGTTCCAAAAAAATCCGATTTTTGCGTGTTTTTGGCCATTTTTGGACGGTTTTGGAGAATTCCTATATTTTGAAATATAAAAAAAATATAAAAAAATCTAGCCTCAAACCCAGCCCGGCATTGACTCTAGGGCACGTCTCCCACAGGAGGTATCTTGACAAACGCGCGTGAAACAAGGAACCTTGGGCCATCCGGTCCCGGCTGCCCGCGTGGTGGCGGGCAAGGCAAGGCGGCTTCTCAGGCAGGGGGCGCAACGATGCCGGGACCGGATCACGGACGCCCCGCCACGGCCTCGAAGATGGACCCTCCGCGTCCCGGAACGTACTGGTGGAAGCGCGTTGGAGACACCTGGACTTCCGTGTTGGTGTCAGTGGTCGCCAATGTAGCGAATGCAGCGAGTGGCGGTGAAGGCTCGTTCGACTACACGCCGCAGGTGATCTACACGCCACAAGTGGTCTACGAGGACACGCGGCACAGAGAGGTCTGCTGGGCACATCCTCTCGAAACGTGGCACCGCGACTTCATTTCCGACGAAGCCCACAAGAAGCAACTTGCGGCGTATGACGCAGTGGAAGAGAAGACGGAGCCGGAGGCTCCAAGGAAGACGGCGCTTCCCATCGAAAGCGACCGTCCCATCACCATCCTTGGTGTGTACCGCGCAGCCGACAAGGTGCACGTGACCGTCACTACGGAGCACGCCGAGGATCTCGTCGAGAAGCTCGTAGGGAAGCTCATCGACCAGCTTCTCAAAGACAAAGCAGACTCACCTACTTCGCTACGGAAGACAGAGGACGTACCTACGGGCCTCGTCGGTACCGAGAGCGACCCCGCCAAGGCACAGCGCCAGCCGACGAAGGAGGATCTGGAGCGAGCCCGTGAGCACGCCACGCTTGCCTTCTCGCGCGGCAAGGCATTGGTGATCACGGCACCGCCCGACTTCGATGTGGTTACGCTCGCCACCGAGACCGCGAAGCACTTCGCGGGCAGCGCCGACGTGCTGCGTGTGGGAATGGTCACGACGGGCGTGGAGTTCTCCACAAATACTGAGTCGAGCCGCGGTGTGCTGATTATCGTCGGCCAGCCGACCAACGCAAAGCAGCTAGACGCCATAAGCGGCCTTGTCATGGCAAGGTCCGTCTACACACGCACCGGCATCAGCGTTGCCAAGATGGCGCCGCCACCTCACGTCATCGTCGCCGACAACACAGACGGAATGATGGAGTACTTCCCCGAGGAAACCAGGAACTTCATGCGCATCACCTTGGGCGAGGAGGTGTGACGTGGACGGACTTCGCCGGAAAGAAATGGAGAGCGATCCCGCGTACAGGAGGATGAAGGAAAATCAGTGCTGGGAGATGGCGGGTCTCGCTAGGCAGGACGGAGACTTTGCCGAAGAGAAGCGCTATGTCGACGAGGCGAGGAAGTGGGCGAGCGGCGAAAACGGTAGCCGTGGCAGCACTGAAAAAGTGACTTCGCCCGCCACCACCACTCACGAAGACACAACCGCCGCCACATACAAACAGGGCAATCCCAATCCTCCAAGGTGCTAGGCATGTCGAAGCAACGTACCGGCAAGGACGAAGTAGAGTCCCTGATGCTAGAGAAGCTGGCAGCAAGCGGACTCGACAAGAAGGACGCCCGCAAGCTGAAGATGCAGCCCATGGACGAGGCTGAAGCGGGCGAGGCGACGAACTTTGACGAGGCAGGGTTCAAGATTCCCTACTTTTCCGTCAACGGCGAAGAGCTGCCATTCTGGCGATTCCGCTTCCTTACCAACCGCAAGAAGGGCAAGTATTTCCAGCCGAAGGGCACCGGCGTGGCGGTGTACTTTCCTCCTCTCATAGACTGGGCAACGCGCATCGAGGACGCCAAGAAGTCCATCATCGTTACGGAAGGGGAGTTGAAGGCAGCGTGTGCAACGAAGCTAGGCTACCCAACCATCGGGCTCGGTGGCGTCTGGTCATTCAAAAGCAAGAAGAAGGAAAGAGACTTCATCGAGGACCTTGAACAGATCGAATGGCAGGGGAGGAGCACGTTCCTTTGCTTCGACTCGGACGCCACGACGAACCCCAAGGTCATGCAGGCCGAATGCGCGTTGGCAAGGGAGCTTGATCGCCGTGGCGCGAAGGTCTACATCGCACGACTACCGGCGCTCTCCAAGGGAGGGAAGACAGGGATCGACGATTACCTGATGTCCAGGCGCGGAGGCGTCAAGCGCTTCATGCGCCTTCTAGGCAAGGCAGAGGAGTGGAGCAAGAGTGCGGCGCTTCGGGAGTTCAACAACGAAGTCATCTTGATACGCGATCCGGGCGTGTGCGTGATACGGGCTACGGGCCAGCGCGTGGACACCAACACACTCGTCCACACCCTCTACGCCAACCGCGTCTACTGGAAGGCGTCGCCTACGGAGAAGGACCCGCTACGCCGCGTGGAAGCGTCGGTTCCCGCCGACTGGATCAAGTGGGAAGGCCGCGCCGAAGCAGAGAAGATGACGTACAGGCCGGGAGAGGGCGAAATCACCTCATCCAAAGAGTACAATATGTGGAAAGGATGGGGCACGAACCCAGTGAAGGGAGACGTCGAGCCGTGGACGAAGCTCCTTGACTACGCGTTCAAGGACGCGGACCCACGTGATCGCAAGTGGTTTGAGCAGTGGTGTGCGTACCCAATCCAACACCCCGGCACCAAGCTCTACACGGCCTGCGTCCTATGGTCCGTCAAGCAAGGAACGGGCAAGTCACTCATCGGCTACACGCTAGGCAGGATCTACGGTGACAACTACATCGAGATCAAGGACCACGACATCGAGTCCACGTTCAACTCGTTCATGGTGAACAAACAGTTCATCCTCGGTGACGAGATCACGGGCACCGACGGCCTCATGCGACGCAAGCTCGCCAACAAGCTGAAGGGCATGATCACACAGCTAAAGGCGACGGTGAACCAGAAGTACGTGTCCACGTACGAGATTCCCGATTGCGTCAACTACCTTTTCACGTCGCAGCATTGCGATGCGTTCTTCATCGAGAATGCCGATAGGCGGTTCTTTGTGAACGAAATCCGCGGAATGCCGCTGCCGCTCGGGTGGTATCGCAAGACGTACGATCCTTGGTACAAGAGCAAGGCGGGGATCGAGGCGTTGCACTACCACCTACTCCACCTCGACTGTAGGGGTTTCGATCCACACGCTCCCGCGCCCATGACGGATTCCAAGCGTACGATGATCGAGGAAGGGCGCAGCGATCTTATGGATTGGATCGAGAGCGTGAGCCAGTACAACGGAGCCAAGAAGCTGATGACTTCGGAGGAGGTGCTTGTGCTTGCGCTAGGACAGGGCAAGACGATGTGGAGCAAGAACGGCATCACACGCGCCCTTCACTCGGCGGGATACATGCGACCGCTCGGGAATCAGCAGCAGCTAGTCCTACCGGATGGCCGACAGGTTAGGCCGTGGCTCATCGACCGACAAATGCCGGTACCGCCCAGGTCGGAGGTGACGCAAAAATGGGTACGCGATCTTTGGTTCTCGGATCGACCAATGGGCAGTCGCAAATTCAAGGAAGTACGGGCCGAAGCAACCAAGCGTTACGAGGACGAGGAGGAGGAGGAGTCATGATGAAAACTACCAAGTCAGCCCTCCTGGCGATGTCGGAACAAGAGGAAGACACCATCGACACGAAGGGCGGTGCACGTGACCCAAGGTGTTCTGTGTGCTGGCTACCGGCAACTACGCGGGTTGCGTGTGAGGTAGGAGGTGCCATGGTGCGAGGCTGGTACTGTGCAAGATGCCGACGATACATCATGCCCACGCGATGCAAGGAGCGCAGCCATGGGTGAGGTTTCTATGGACATTACGATAAAGCTGTCCCTATCGCGCAAGGAGTTTCGGCTAGTCGGACTTGCGTTGGCGTCAAAGCCATTGCGGGCCGAGGAGGTGGAGGAGGCCAAGATGCTGAACGCCCGCTTGCAGCGACAAGTAGCGGCGGCCACCCATGAGATCGCAAGCGTGTACGGAGGCGCGGCGGAAGCAGCGGAGTCCTCCACAACCACTCCAGCCCCGCCAGCGAGCGCGGTGCGGAGAACCCCAAGGAAGAAGTCCGACGACGGAGGTGTTCTATGATGACGCGTGCACAATTCCTTCTAGTGAAGCTGGCCGAGGAGGCGGCTGAGGTGTCGCAGATAGCGCTGAAGTCAGCGCAGTTCGGCTTGTCCGAGGTGTACGACACCGGCGGCAAAACGCCAGCGACAAACTTGGAACGGATACACCGAGAACTCGATGACTTGATGGGTGTGCTGCAAATGCTCAACACCGAGTTTGGGTTTGGGTATCCGGACCGCGTGAACAGCGCAGCGTGCATCGAGAAAAAGATACGCAAGGTGGAGTTCTGGTACCAATACTCCGTCGATCTTGGTGCCGCGGAACCTGTGTGAGAGGAGGGTGCGATGACAATCAAGCTCATGGACGAAAAGCCCAACTACCAGGAGTTCCTGATGGGCTATCTGGAATGTGCCGCGTGGTGTGGCATCAGCGAAGACGATCCCAACAAGAACAAGTGCAGAGACGGACACCCCTCAGTGTACGACTTCACGGTTCACGAAATCTTCCGCGCCGAAAAGGAGTGCCGAGACTTTGTGGACTCCAATATACAGGATCTTCGCGGACTCGACATGAAGCGGTGCGGGTACGACTTTTGGTTCACGCGCAACGGTCACGGAACAGGCTTCTGGGACCGCGGGCTTGGTGAAGTCGGCGACCGTCTCACTGAGGCAGCAGAAGGCTGCGGCACGATGTACGTCTACGTTTCCCGCCGTGGAAAACTTCACATGAAAGTGGGGTAGCGTGCAGACCAGGAAACACAGTTTGTCTGAATCCGTGGGACAAGGAGGCGAGATGCACAAGTCCAGCCACGAAGTCGGCAAAGTGAAGTTTCGATCCAAGCCCAAGGACGTGGTAGTGCTCCTGCCCGTTAGGATCTGGCATCAGGTCGAGATCTTAGAGGACGGGACCGAGCGCCACTCAATCGAGCATCCTTTGCACGGCGTTTTCGTTGGTGAGACGTGGACAGAAGCACTACGCAACATGAAGCAGGCGCTACAGCCGTAGCGCCTAACGACACAAGCTCACCAGCCCATCTGGAGGAGACATGAACCACCACACTAGTCCGATATGGGCAGCGATCGGAGCAATCCTGTTCTTTGGATTGTTCTGGACCGTGCTCGATCTAATCACCGGGAAATTCAAGCGCAAGTGATACCTGACGGGGACACAATCTATGGACGCACACATGATGCCTTTCACAGCAGGACCGAAGACGGTTGGGGCGTGTTCCGAGTTGAGCGACGATGTGGGCGAGGAACTGAAGCTCTACGCATGGCAGCCCAAAGGGCACGGCGAACTTTCATGGTTTGTCGTCGCCGAGACAGAGGCCGAGGCCAAAGATGCGGTTGATCGAGAGATTGCACGTAGGCTGTCGCTTCCTTGGGACGAACCAGATCACATTGGAGATTACGATGTGGAGGGATGGGGCTCTGACTATTACACGCTGACGGTTGCGAAACGTGGACAGCCAGTGAGCAACGACAACGAGTAGCGCCCGACCGCTACCAACAGGAGAACGACATGACAGATAGAGAACTGCTGGAAGCCGCCGCGAAGGCTGCGGGGATTGACGGAGAGTACCGAACCGAGCGCTTGTGCGTTGACGGCGACTGGACGAACGTGACCGCGATTTTTATGACTGACGGCGCGGGCTGGTGGTGGAACTCCCTCGAAGACGACGGAGCCGCCTTGCGTCTGGCGGTGAGGTTGGGTCTGCTGTTTGATCCGGATGCGTCGCGCCTGTACAGCGAAGAACTTGCGGACGGCAGGGGGCCGGAAGAAGCAGCACGCCGCGCCTTCACCCGCGCAGCCGCCGCGCTTGCGGAGTGAGGGCGTTGGTGCTTCCCAACAACAGAGTGCAGCGCCCAGCGGGGTCCTCTGAAACGAGCAGTTGAGCGGATGGAAAAACAACAAAGGAGAAGCGATGGAAACCGAAAGCCAGACCATTTTGCGAAGGGCCAAGGAAGCCCTTGATTACTACCGAGAAAGAGAGAAGCAAGCAATCGAGACGCTGGCTAGTGCAAGAGAAGATGTTCGGAAAGCGCGAGAGAAATATGAGCAGCTTTTCTTGGCGGAAGAAATGCGAGAAGCGGAACGGCGTAGAAATCGCGCCTAACTTTCAAGCTGACCGGCCCCGCTGTGGGCCAAGGAGGAACGACATGGACGAACACACTATGCCTTTCACAGAAGTGCCAAAGACGGTTGGGGCGGGGTCTGAGTCGAGCCGCAATGACCAGCTTTTGAGGCTGGCGCGCCTCGGTCTCTGGTGCCTCAACGCATCCTACAGGGATTCCATCGGAGACGTTGACGGTGACGGTATCAAGGACAAGGCACTTGAGCTGGGGATTCTTGTCACTCACGAAGTATCTGAGCCCTGCGGTGAGCACTGTGCCTGCGCGGAGTACGGGTTCCCGGCTACTTGTCTCAGAGAGGCGGAATGGCTGCACCCGTTTGAAATCCAGTTTGGAATGCGGTGAGAGCCCAACGACCGGCAGCTCGATTGAAACCAAGCGCCGGATGCGGGGGTCCGGTTGACCGCCCGGTTGGGCGCAGGAGCAGATAGAATGTGTGAATTCGGGTTCTATGAAGGGCTCCCAGGCGTAGCGGGTAGGATCACGGGCACGTTTGCCGACAGCGTAGCGTCGGTAATGCGCAAACTAAGGACCTACCGGATCGTATCCTGCAATGGCTCAATGGGCAGCGTCTCGGTGTGGATCGACGACGAAGGCGGCCTATGGTGTGAGTTCTACCAATACGGGCGGACCATGGCTAGCGCCCGGCCTACCAGCAATGCCGAGGTGAGGAAGTGGCTCGAAGAGTGGCTTCCGAAAACACGGCTAACAGCCCAACGACCGGCTAACCGGCACTGCCGGAGAAAGGAACCGAGATGACGAACCAGAACGCCGAGGCACGGTCCGAGTCGAGCGCATGGCTTGGCGCATGGTTGCCGATTGACACAGCCCCACGAGACGGCACGGAGGTGCTGGTGTTGTCGTACCACGCGGGCGTGGCCGTAGTGCGTCCCGCGTGGTACAGGAGCCGCAAGGAATGGGAAGACTTCGGGCAGTACTTTTTTGGCTGGGACCGCCTGGAAGAGTGGGAGGGCTGGTGGTCCTACGCCAGCAACGGTGTGGGCCAGGAAAAGCTGGAGGGGGCGCAACTTCCGACGCACTGGTATCCCATGTAGGCACCGCCATGGGACATGGAGGACGAGCCACGAACCAAAAAGAGGAGGGGCCTTGATCGCGGCTTTGTATGTTGAGAAAAACGGATGCTACTTCGGCCTGCCGGGAGTGGACCCGTGGGACATCGAACGGGACGCCAGGCGATACCAGGGGCCTTACCCGGTTGTGGCACACCCACCCTGTGAGCGATGGGGACGGTTTTCGGAAGGCAGCCCGACGCTGAAAACCAAGGCCACCGGGGACGACGGCGGATGTTTTTCCGCTGCACTCACCAGCCTTCGTCGATTCGGAGGAGTGCTTGAGCATCCTGCCCAATCGAAAGCCTGGTCAGCGTTTGGAATCCCGAAGCCACCGAAAGCAGGATGGCTTCGGGTTGGGTATGCCGAATGGACATGTGAGGTCGAGCAGGGGCATTACGGGCACAGGGCAAGGAAGAAGACGTGGCTTCTGGTGGTGGGTCCGAAGCCTCCTGAATTGATATGGGGTCCGTCCGGGCAACGGTTGCCAGAGAAGCTACTGGAGAAGCGTGGGTACGAGAGCGCCAGGCGTCGAGGGATCATAAGTAGCATGTGTAGCGAACATCGGCAACGGACGCCGATTGAGTTCCGCGATCTTCTGCTTTCAATTGCAGAGGCATCGAATGAATGGTGAAGGCGGTCTATGGGCTAGCGTAACCGGGCCACGCCATTGGGACATCGCTGTGTTGGATGCGAGGCCGAGAGCTTGGCCTAAGTCCAATCATTTCAATCGAAAATAAGTATGACTAGTTAGCGCGATTGTGGGATAATAGGGGTCCACCACCTCGGGCGCCGCGTCGGCGCCCCATTTCAGAAAGGGATTCTAATGAATCTCCAGGTCATCACGGACAAGAGCGGGATCATCCTCGGATGGTCGCCTACCCAGGCCGATGCGAAGAAGGCGGCGAAGACTCTCGGGGGCGAGGCGTCTCCCATGGAGGTCGGAACCAGCAAGCCCGATCTCCTCGCTTTCCTCCAGAAGTACTGCACCGGCGTCCACGTGACGAAGGGCGCGAAGGTTCGCGCCGACATCGTTGCGGGGGATGCCGCCAAGAAGGACAGCGATGCGTCCGGGACCATCGAAGAGCGCGTGACGAACCTCGAAGAGGCCCTCGCAGCTACTCAGAAGGAGTTCGCTGAGGTCATCAACGAGATCCGCACCGCGCTGCCCCACGAGGACGAGGAGGAGGACGAGGAGGACGAGGAGGACGAGGAGGACGAGGAGGACGAGGAGGACGAGCAGGACGAGGAGGACGAGGAGGACGAGGAGGACGAGGAGGACGAGGAGGACGAGGAGGACGAGGAGGACGAGGAGGACGAGGAGGAGGACGAGGAGGAGGACGAGGAGGAGGACGAGGAGGAGGACGAGGAGGACGAGGAGGAGGACGAGGAGGACGAGGAGGACGAGGAGGACGAGGAGGACGAGGAGGACGAGGAGGACGAGGAGGACGAGGAGGACGAGGAGGACGAGGAGGACGAGGAGGACGAGGAGGACGAGGAGGACGAGGAGGTGAAGCCGAAGCGCGGTGCTGCGAAGAAGCCCGCCGCGAAGCCTGCGAAGAAGCCCGCCGCCAAGGCCAAGAAGCCCGCCACCAGGTCCAAGCAGCCCGCCCGTGGGCTGGCGCGTCGGCGCCGGTAGCTGACGGAAGCACAGCGTGAAGAGAGCGGCCCGGTCCATGCACCGGGCCGCTTCATCTACCCAAGAGGTGTCCAGTGCCTAGCCTCTACAAACTCAAGCACCAAGCGTTCGCCATGGCACGCGCAAACGGTCACTGCTTCTCACAGTACCATCGAGTAGGGCGGATGTGGGTGGCCGAGTGCGTTTGGTGCGGGCGCATGGTGCTAGTCACTACCGATCCAGTGCCGGGTGTTCCACACATCATTGGTGAGGTGGTGGATCTGAAGTGCCCGGCCAAGCACAAGAAACCGTGCGTCAAGTTTGCAGCAATAAAAGATGGGCGCGGCCTCCCACAGCGAAGACTCTACAAGCACTACGCAGCGTCCAAAGACGGTCTTCACTGCATTGACTGCGGGACACTGCTGGACGACCGAGGAAAGTGTGCGTGGTGCTATGGCAGGGGAGCAAATGAGTAAAACGTATTACGAGATCATCGGTGTGTACCCGTGTGCAACCAAGCTGGAGATACGTGACGCGTACTGGGACAGGGCTCGGAAGATGCACCCCGACATGTTCCCCAAAGCAAGCGCAGAGGAGCTATTCAAGATCACCACGAAGTTCACGCGCCTGACAACGGCCTACAGCGTTCTCAGTGATGCCAAGGCGCGGGCCAAGTACGACCATCTGCTAGCTCTCAAAATGCGCCCGTGCAACAAGTGCAGGGCCACGGGAGTTAGGTACAACATCCACAACAGACCGGCGCCGTGCGCCGAGTGCCTCGGAAGGGGATACCATGACCGCTGAACAGTGCTCCAATCCTGCATGGGACACATACCCGCCTCTCTCGCTCTCCCACGCAGCGTTCCACATCAACGTGCCGGCCCCGCTCTTCGGACAGCCGCCGTCCGCGTTCACCGCTCAGTGTGAGTACGTGCGTATCTATCTCGGCGGCGCCAAGGAGCCCGTCTTGCAGGAGAACAATCCGCAAGGCATCTTGCCGTGGGACTCCCCTCTGCGGGACAAGCCATGAGCAGGCTGTTGGACATCACCGAACCCATGACGGCGGCGCGTGGGTTCGATCCTGACAAGCCCAAGCATCGCAAGATGCTGGAGGACATGCTGCCAGTCTACGCGTCGTTCAAGATAGATGGCGTAAGGGCCACAGCTATCGGAGGAGTGCTCCTCGGTAGGTCCATGAAGCCCATACGGAACAAGCACACACAGAGCATGTTTCGTAATTTGGAAGGACTTGACGGGGAGCTTGTATGTGGGCGACCCAACAGTCACGACCTCTGCCGCAACACATCCAGCGCAATCAACTCCATCGGTGGCACGCCCGACGTGCGGTGGTTCGTGTTTGACCACACGTCAGAGGGCGGGTACTCGCAGAGACGTAAGGCGATGCTGGCCGTGTGTGCGAAAGCCATGTCACCGGTGGTTGTGCTGAAGCAACACCTGTGCTCCTCAGTGGAGGAGGTTCTTGAGCTTGAGAAGGAGGCTCTCAAAAAAGGGTACGAGGGGCTCATCATTCGCAGCGCCAACGGGCTGTACAAGAGCGGGAGATCGACCATCAAGGAGGGATACCTGCTGAAGCTGAAGCGGTTCAAGGACGCCGAGGCAGAGGTGATCGGTTTCGTGGAGCTTATGCACAACCTCAACGAACAGGAGGTGTCGGAGACGGGACGCACGAAGCGATCCCACAAGAAGGAAGGCATGGTGGGCGGCGGCACACTGGGAGCGCTGAAGGTGCGCGACCTCGAAACCGGTCAGGAGTTCGAGGTGGGCACGGGGTTCTCCGCCGACGACCGCCAGTGGTGGTGGAACAATCGCCACACGCTCGAAAAGACGATCATCACCTACAAGTACTTCCCACAGGGGGTGAAGGACAAGCCAAGGCATCCGGTGTACAAGTGCATCCGGCATCCAGAGGACATGCCAGTGACAAAGAAGACGGAGAAGAAGGAGGCCATGCCATGGCGATCGTCAAGAAGCTGAAGAAGGCGAACAGCGAAGAGAAGCCACTGAAGGAAAAGAAAAGTGTCTTCGTCGGTGGAGCACGCGAGGTCAAGAAGCCTGCGAAGAAAAACGTGGTGGAGGGTGTGGTCATCCCCGACACAGCGGCAGAGTGTGCAGACCTTCTGTACAAGATGCGGGAAGAGCGACTCGCCATCGAGCGCAAAGCAGCACGTGTCGGAAAGGTGGAGTCTGTTTTGAAGGAGAAGCTCACCAACATGCTGCCGAAAGACAACGCCACGGGCGTACGCGGCCACGTGGCACAAGTCACCATCGACCGCCCGCTCAAAGCCACAGTAAGGGACTGGGACAAGGTGTTCGCCTACGTGAACAAGCACAAGGCGTACGACCTCCTTCGCCACCAGATCAACGATTCCGCCGTCATCGCAAGGTGGGAGAACGGTGAGAAGGTTCCTGGTGTGGAGAAGTTCTACGCCACGTCAATCCATTGCACGAAGATCGGAAAGAAGTAACCAGTAGGCGCGTGCCGATTTCAAGGAAAGGACAGGTGATGTCGTTCGTATCCGCAAGATTGGTGGAGCGAGTCCGCGAAGTAAGTAAACGTGACGGAGGCAGTGGTCCGCTCCGTGTGTCGACGTACATGGCGGCGCTGGACATTCTGGAGGTGGTGCGCGAGGAGTGCCGTGTCGAGGACGTGTTCACCGACGCACAGATACGGGACTACATCAGGCGCACAGCGGAAATGCCGCCGCTTGACTTGCCACGTTAGTGAGGCGGCTGACGTGGGCATCTACATCAATCCACTGGACGGAACCTCCAAGGAAGAGTTCTTGGTGAAGCACGGTCGAATGGTGAGCGCCATCGATGTGATCACCTTCGACTACACCAAGCGCGAGACAGAGCTTCCGGTGGTGCTCGTGGACAACGGAGCATTCACCGCAGCATTGGTTGCCTATTGTGAGCGCGAGGCATGGCGCGTAGTCGTGGGCGTGTCTGATCGTTACGCGCTGTATTACGTGGTTCCCACGCACCACATTGTCGACACACCCAGGACAGGAATACTTCGCTCCACGCTTGACCAAGCCTTTGCCATCCCGTCATAGAGGCGGGCTCTAACCACCACTACAGGAGGAACCAATGGTTCCCGGCACACCAATCCCCGACTTCATGCGCGGAATTATCCGCGACGCGCAGGACAAGCGCGACTACGTTGTCCCGGCGCAGTATGTGACCGTAATTGACCCCGACCTCAACGTGTCGTGGGACGGCGGCCACACACAGGCCAAGTTCAACAAGCACGCCGAGGGTCAGCTTATGACCTACCTCGGCATTCCGCAGCGGTTCGTGGAGCGTCTCCGCGAGGACGCGCCCGATCTCATCCAGATCAACGCCAACCGCCTTCTGGAGAACAAGGGTGCCGACGGGCGCATGATACGGGAGCTTCGCGGAACCGTGCGTGCGTGGCTGAGCAGCCAGTACAGGCGCCTCGACAACGAGGACGTGGCCGAGCGCGTCATGCCCATGCTGGAGGACAACCACTACATTCTCCGTTCGGCCAGCGTAACCGACACCCACCTCTACCTCCACGCCGTTTCGCCACATGCTGAAGGAGAGGTACGCGTCGGCGACCCTGTTCGCTTCGGGTGGATCATCTCCAATTCCGAAGTGGGCTCCGGCTCCCTCAGCATCCAGCTTTTCGTGGAGCGCCTGCGGTGCCTCAACGGAATGGTACTCCCCGAGTTCTCGAAGCGGCGGGCACACATCGGAGGGCGCTCACTGGCAGCCGTGGGCGTCGACAGCTACTTGGTGGCACCATCCACCGAGACTCAGCGAGCCTCTGACGAGGCCCTGTGGGGTGGCGTGCGAGACCACATCGCCGAGTTCATGCGCCCCGGCGGCACGCAGCGAGTTCTTGCACGAATGCAGGAGAGCGCTGAACTCCCCATCACCGGGGACCCCGCCGCCGTGGTGGCACAGCTTTCAAACACGTTCAATCTCCGCGAGCACGAGTCGAGAAGCATCCTCTACAGCTACCTCGAAGGCGGCGATCATACGCGATGGGGCCTCAGCAACTCCGTAACACAGGTGGCCAACACCATCGGAGGCGACGGCGCGGCGGACTATGACCGAGCCGTGGAACTGGAGCGCATCGGCGGGGAACTTCTGCTCCTCGGTGCATCCCGCGAGTGGAAGGCCATCGCCGAAGCCACTGCTCGGTAGGAGGCGCCGTGGACATCCATAGCGCTAAGGACAAGGTTTTTTGCTTCACAACATACTGGGCGCTTTGTCTTGCAGCAGCAGCTATTGCGGCGGCGCTTGGCGTGGTGATGAAGACGTGGTGGAACAGCGTCAAGACCGGCGGCACGTGGCACTTCGTCACTTCGCCGCCGCCGAAGTACGAGAAACCCACACAGGGAAGGAGGAAGTGATGTTGTGGAGGTCGCCGAAGCCCAAGCCAGTGGTACGCGAGCTAACACGCTCGGAACGGTACGAGCGCATGGCATACCTGCGCTACGAAAAGAGGAGGGTCGCCGCTCTGAAGTCAACAAGGTTCCAGGACATGCAGGCGTGGGAGATCAATCTCCAGGAAGCATATCGGGTGAGGTACGAGCGCATGATGGGTGATACCTTCGAGGGTGCCATCTACGGACGACTGTGGTAGACGCCACCTAGTAATACAATGGCGTAAGTCGTGACATATCCGTCGAAAAAATGTTGAAAACCTAGCGGTATCGTGGTACAATTAACAATCGGCGGCGATCCGCCGACTTTTCAGAAAGAGGTGCAGGTGTGAAGCATGTGTCGGGTGTTCCTGACCGCGTAACCGAGAAGCATGACGCGGCTGTTGCCAGTGGCAAGGTGCTGAAAAAGAAAAAGCGGCATTCCGACGAGACGGAAGCGCCCAGCACCGTGAAGCGGCCCAAGATGGAGGTCCGCTCCTACGACGAGCAGATGGCAAAGCTCGCCGCTCGTCAGAAAAGTGCCGAGAGCAAGGGCGGCACCAATTTCATCTCTACCGCAGGTGGGCACTTCTCCATCAACGACAAGCGCGTCAAGGGCGACGTGCTTCGCGGTGTCATCGTGGACAGCATTTTCTCGAACGTCTACTACGACAAGGAGTGGAAGCCAGGTGTGAAGGCCACTCCCTCGTGCTACGCCTTCAGCTTCGAGGAAGAGGGCCTGCGCCCTCACAAGGATGCACGCGAGAAACAGTCGAAGACGTGCGAGGACTGCCCTCTCAATGCTTTCGGCACGGCGCGTGTGGGGAAGGGCAAGGCGTGCAAGAACCAGCGCCGTATCGGGATCATTCTCGAAGACGACCTGGAAGATCCGCGTGCACCGGTCTACCTCCTCAACGTGGCCGTCACGTCAACAAAGAGCTGGAGGGAGTACGTACGCGCAATCACTTCCGCGTACGACAAGCCCACGGCCTGCGTGCTGACGGCTATCTCCATCGACACGCCGGAGGACAGGACTACCGCCGAGTTGTCGTTCACGTTTGAGCGCGAGCTTGAGCCTGATGAGCTTGACAACGTGCTTCCGCGCCAGCAGGAAGTTGACAACATGCTGACCGTGCCGTTCCCCGTCTTCGATGACGACAAGAAGAAGGGCTCGAAGGCGGGTCGTGACAGTGACGATGATCACCAGAGGAAGTTTGCCAAGGGTGGCAAGCTCTCCTCCGCCAAGGCCAGCGCTGGACCGTCCGGCATCGTCAAGAACAAGGTCAAGAAGCCGTCGAAGTTCGTCCGCTAAGCACGGACAGCACACCACCATTGCCGGACGCTCCGGCATTCTACAGAAGGAGCCAACATGGCCCGCATCACCAAGGAAGACATCGCGGCTATCCGCGCCGACATCAAGGAGTACAAGGAGCAGGCCAAGGCGTTCACCAAGAGCGCCGTCGCCGCCTGCAAGGAAGAGGAGGCCGCCTACCGCATCCTCGACCGCGCCAAGGCCGCGCTTTCCAAGGCCATCGACCGCCTCGCCGCCCAGCGCCAGAAGGACAAGGACAAGCGCGCGCGGGACAAGGCCAAGCGTGCCAAGAAGAGCACGAAGCAGCGGGTGAAGCGCACGACCAAGGCCACCAAGCGCCCCGCCAAGGCCGCCAAGCGCCCCGCCAAGGCCAGTGAGTAGCTGGCAGCCCACCGACCGTCCGGCTACGCGCTATCGAGCGTAGCCGGACACTCTGAGAGGACAGTGAGATGACCGCCAAGAAGAAAGTTCCCGCCGAAGATGGCGCCAACAAGGCCCCCAAGAAGACGGCCCCCAAGAAGACGGACCCCAAGAAGGCTGTCAAGAAGTCCACGGACGCAACCAAGGAAACCAAGGCCACCGTTACCGCAAGCGCAGCGGGACCCAAGCCCGCCCCCGCACTCGCCCGCAAGCAGGCCGGTGTGCGTGTCGAACTCCTCGACAACTGGATGGCCCTCAACACAGAGGCCAAGGACATGACGGAGAGCGAGTGCCTCGCCCTCATCACCGCCGAGCGCGAAGGCCGCTGCCGCCCCAACGTCATCCTCCGGCTTCATGGCCGGTACAACAAGGTACGCGGTGCCCGTGAACGCACCGAGTTCATGCAGCCCATCGGCAAGAGGAAGTAGCACACCAAGCCCCGCACCATATGTCCACCACAGGGGATGAAGTGAGCATCGAACCGATCACCATCGATTTCGAGACGAACAAGATAGAACCACGCCCACGGTTTCCACCAGAGCCCGTGGGCGTGGCGATTAAGTGGCCGGGCATGAAGGCCAAGTACCACGCGTGGGGCCATCCGCAGGACAACACGTGCGACAAGGAGTATGGGGTACGGAAGCTGAAAGAGGCATGGACAAGCGGGAAGCCTCTCCTGTTCCATAATTCCAAGTTCGACGTGGCGGTGGCAAACGAGAGACTCGGGCTCAGCATCCCATCGTGGGAGATGATGCACGACACCATGTTCCTGCTTTTCCTCGACAACCCCTATTCCAAGTCACTAGCTCTGAAGCCTAGCTCCGAGATCTACCTGGGGATGCCGCCAGAGGAGCGAGACATGGTGTGCGATTGGCTCGTGGAGAACCAAGCCATGCTGAGAAGCACAGGCTTGCTCGACAAACACGAGCGCATTACCGATGGCAACTTCGGAAAGTACATTTCACTCGCGCCAGGCGGTCTGGTGGCCGCGTATGGCATGGGCGACGTGATACGCACCGAGAAGCTGTTCAAGCGCCTATACCATCAGGTCACGGTAGAGCGCGGAATGCGCTACGCGTACGACACCGAGCGCGAGCTAATGCCCATCCTGCTTGCCAACGAGCGGGAGGGCATCCGTGCGGCCAAGAAGAGCTTGGCCAATAGCATCGTCACGTACGAAGAGGCCATGCAGGAAGTGGACGAGTGGATACGGAAGCGGCTACACGCGCCGGGCATGAACGTCAACGCTGACCAGCAGCTTGCTAACGCGCTGGAAAGCTCTGGCGTAGTGACCGACTTCGTTTACACCAAGCCGTCCAAGGCCCACCCCAATGGGCAGCGTTCAGTGTCGAAAGACAACCTGACCATTGAGCGCTTCAAGGACCCACGCGTATTCCGAGTGCTCACCTACAGGAACAAGCTGGCCTACTCTCTGGCCACATTCATGCGCCCATGGGCGGCGGTGGCCGAGCAAACAGGCGGCACCATCCACACGAATTGGAATCAAGTCATGCGCCAAGGGGCGGGCGCTATCACTGGAAGAATGTCGTCATCGCCCAACTTTCAAAATGTGACGAAGAACGTAAAGGAAGACGTGGAGAGCGAGGGCGGATACAGACACCCATCGTTCCTGAAGTGGCTTCCCGAGCTTCCGTCGTTGAGACGGTTCCTGTTGCCGGACGCCGGAGAACTTTTTGGGCACAGAGACTTCTGCTTCTCCGACGACACCGAAGTACTGACGGATGAAGGATGGAAGCTGTTCAAGGACTTGACCAGGAAAGAAAAAGTGGCGCAATGGCGCGATGGTGTTGTCAGCTTTGCACACCCGCTGGCGTATCAGAACCTACGCCACGATGGTGTCATGTATCACATCACTGGGAAGGACTCGTTCGACCTACTGGTGTCGCCCAATCATAGGTGTTTGGTGGAGTTGGACGGAGCACGTGGTTTTGAATTTGTACGCCCCGCTGACTATCCCACCAGCCATGCTTGGCAATGGAGCGCGGGCAAGTACTTAGGTACTGGCAAGCTGATCTGCCCAACAGACGACGAAATCACGTTGTTGTGTGCGCTCCAAGCCGACGGAAGCGTAAAGAACTACGCTGCGCCTCGCGTTGTGTGGTACTTGAAGAAGCCGCGCAAGATAGAGCGACTGTCGGCAACATTGAAGGCGTTGGGCGTGGACTACTTCACCAATCCTAACATCCCGTCCAAGCCTGGATTTACTTCATTCTCTATGGCGTGGAGCGATCTTCCAAGCAATGTTCGCAAACTCATTGACAGGGAAAAGACGTTCACTCGCAAGTTGCTTTCCATGGACCTTGCTTCGCGCAGGGTGTTTGTGAACGAGCTATTCTTTTGGGACGGATCGCGCCAAGACGGTGCGAACAGCGGGTACTACTGCTCCACCAACCGTGCGAACGTAGAGCTTGTGCAAGAAGTAGCCACCCTGTCCAACTATCGCGCTCAGTTAAGGATAGAAAAGCACGCCACGAAGAAGACGTGCTACTTCGTGAATATGCGAGACAACCCAAGGACAGGCGTAGATACGGCGGTACGAAGTGAGATAGAGTATCACGGAAGAATCTATTGTGTCTCAATGCCGCACGGCACTGTCATCGTGCGAAGGAATGGCCGTGTATCGGTTACGGGCAACTGCCAGCAGGAATTGCGCATTCTGGCCGAGTATGAGGGTCGTGCACTGTTCAGGGCGTACAGGAAGAACGCAGACCTCGACGTTCACGTGATGGTGCAAGGACTCCTGGCCGACGCGGGGCAGCACCTTGAGCGTTCCGACGTAAAGCGCTTCAACTTCGGCATTCTGTACGGCATGGGCGCAACCGGGCTGTCAAAGCGGCTCGGCATCTCCAAGGGCAAGGCCCGCGAGCTTATCTCCACGTGGAACCGCGTCATGCCAGGTGTGGCGGACCTCGTGGAAGACATCAAGGACGAGGTAAGGCGCGGCGGCTACATTTGCACGTGGGGAGGCAGGCAGTACACGATGCCCCCTCCCATGACCTTTGGGGAGAACGGAGAAGTACGCGATCGTGACTACGTGCTGCTCAACTACCTCATACAAGGGTCCGGCGCTGACGCCACCAAGCGGGCACTCATCAACTACTACAAAGAGAAGAAGCACAGCCGCATCATCAACAACGTCCACGACGAAATAAACTTCTCAGCACATGCACACCACATGGCTGAGGAACAGTCAATTCTCAAGCAAGTAATCGAAGACCTTCCTTTCGATGTCGGCATGAAGAGCGATGGGAAAGCTGGCAAGAATTGGGGAGCACTCGAACCGTGGAAGGACGAGCTATGAGCGCAACATCTTCACCTGCCAGTGGAATCGACAAGCCACGCAAGAAGACACAAGTGAAGTACAAGAAGAAACGCCAACTGTCGATGCCGAATGTGTGGTCATTCTCTCGATGGTCAACGTACTCGCAGTGCCCTCTCAAGGCCAAGCTCACCTACATCGACGGCTACAGGTTCGAGAGGGAGAAGGGATCGGCGTCTGACCGTGGCGTGGAGGTGCACGCGCTTGCGCAAAACTGGCTGGAGTCTCCGAAGCTGAAGAAGCTGCCGCCCATCTTCGATTTTTTCAAAGAGGACTTGCACAGACTTCGCAGGCTGCGGGCCGTGGCCGAAGTGCCGTTGGCGTTCCGAAGGGATTGGACGCCATGTGATTTTGACGCGCCCGACTACTGGTGGCACGGCGAGCTTGACGCGGTGGCGATGCTGTCCAGCAAGGTAGCGCTTGTGGTGGACTACAAAACGGGCAAGGAGTATGAGCACCACGTTCTCCAGCTTGAGCTATACGCGCTTGCCGTCATGCTCACAGACAAGTCAATACGTCGCGTCATCGTGGAAGATTGGTACATCGACCTTCACCGGAAGAGCCGACGCCGAGAGTACACACGCTCACAGATACCCATGCTCAAGAAGATTTGGGAGCGGCGTACCAAGGCCATGTTCAACGATCACGAGTTTGCGCCACTTCCAGGGTTCTTGTGTTCGTGGTGTGACTTCACGAAGAGCAAGGGTTCTGGTCTCTGTGCACATTGAGGTGGTGTCATGCTTGAGCGGCCTATCGAAGAAGGGGCAAACAGGTGGGCCATCGCCCACGGCATTCGCCACCGCAAGATGAACGGGAAGGGCCAGCGAAGCTGGCCGGACCAGCTTTACTACTCACGCTTTTTCTTGAAAGGTGTGAAGGGCGTTTTCATCGAATACAAAGCCACAGGCAAGAAACCCACAAAGCTCCAGTACGAGCAAATGGACGAACTACGCGCGGCAGGCTTCGACGTAGCGTGGTTCGATAACAAACTCGAAGCTGTGAATTACCTGAAAGGATTCCTCGATGAGCGCAAGCTACAAAAAGCCCTCGACCAGCAGGACAGCACCGATTTCGATGCTGAAGTCGAAAAAGCCCGAGCAGACAATCCTCGAAGAAGCGATGTCCCTAGTCGGCGGAGAAAGGCAGGACGACTACGGTGACTTCAAGGACATGTTTGTTCGCTGGCGTGAGGCGTGCCACGCTTGCGGACGGCCCGGACTCGCCAACGTCACAGGCGAAGATTTGGCCACGGCCATGATTCTCCTGAAAGTGATTCGTGACGCCACGCGTCCCAAGCGTGACAATCCGGTGGACATCGCTGGATGGGCGCACGGGCTCGACATCGTGCGTGGGGAGTAGTCCATGCGCGATCTGATGATCGACCTCGAAACGATGAGCACCAGCAGTAACGCGGCCATCGTTTCCGTCGGCGCGGTGCTCTTCGACACCGAAGATGGAGTGCTGGGCGACACGATGAGTTTGAGTGTGTCTCTACAGTCATCCATCGACCTCGGCCTCGCCGTTGACGGAGCCACCGTTGCGTGGTGGATGCGGCAGGAAAATGAGGCACGCAAGGCCATATTCGGAGAGCCGCGACTCACGATCAAGACGGCGCTCGCAGTGCTCGCCAACTACATCGAATCGTCCCCCATGGGGTCGGACGTGAAGGTGTGGGGCAATGGCGCAGCGTTCGACGCAGTGGTCCTCCGCAACGCGTACGATCGGTCGGGAATCCTGTGTCCGTGGAACTTCCGCAACGAGCGATGCTACCGCACGGTCAAGGTCATGTTTCCCATGGTCGGAAAGCCGGGACACGCCGACAGGGTTAAGCACGTGGCGCTGAGTGACGCCATCGACCAAGCCGAGCACCTCATCGCCATCTACAGGCACATTCGCCATCAAACATCCAAGTAAGGGACGGACCGTGCGTACGCTAACGCTTCAAGATCGAATCGACAGCTACGTCACGCTGACGCGGCATCCTCGCTCGCTATTCGTGGGCGAGGATGGCCGTATCGTGGGCACGTGGATCATGGGCAACTCGTACAGGGTGGCCAGTGGGCTTTACGGCGGCTATCCGCACGGCTACCTCAAGCGCGTGAAGGCGCTGTTCCCCGACAAGCGCAAGGTGCTGCACCTTTTCAGCGGCAAGGTGGACACCAGCGTGCTCCCTGGCAAGACGGTGGACATCAACAAGGACAACGCGCCAACGTGGGTGGACGACGCACAGACACTCTCAAAGGTGCCGGTGAAGGATTTTGACCTCGTACTCGCCGATCCTCCGTACTCGGTGGAGGACTGTGACCACTACCAAACCACGATGGTCAAGCGCAACGTGGTGATGAGGACGCTGGGGAAGAGGCTGAAGCGTGGAGCCCATGTGGTGTGGCTTGATCAAGTCCTACCGATGTACCGCAAGGACCAGTTCAGAATCGTGGCCGTGATCGGCATGGTCAAGAGCACAAACCACAGGTTCCGAGTCGTTACTATCTTCGAGAGGGTGTGACATGAAGGAAATGACGTACGACATGTGGATGGCGGCAGGGTACTGCGTACGAAAAGGCGAGAAGTCTATGGGGCGCGACAGGCACGGCAGACCTACGTTCAAGCGCGAACAGGTAGAAGAGAGAAGTGACTTCATGCGCCCCAAATACTCGGACAGCGACCGTCTCATGGACACCGAAGATTTGTGCGGGGAGTAGCTGTGCGCAGAATGGTGAGAAGGCCGAAGCGGGCGCAAGAATGGGTGCCCAGGAATTACATGAAGAGGGCCTTGCGCTTCCTCCTCTCCAATGGAGCGGCGGGCTTGTGGCTCGATCCCGGCCTCGGCAAGACTTCAATCACGCTCACAGCGTTCAACTATTTGCGCAAGTACAAAACGGCGCGGCGCATGTTGGTGATCGCACCTCTGCGTGTGTGCCGGTCTGTGTGGCCCAAGGAGGGCCGGAAGTGGGCACATCTCAACGGCCTCAAGATTGTTTTCCTCCACGGCAACGACAAGGACCAGCTACTTGAGGAGGACGACGCCGATGTGTATTGTATTAACCCCGAAGGTCTACAGTGGCTTTTGTCCAAGGGCAGGTTTGGCAAGCTAGACGCCGATGTGCTGTGCATAGATGAGGTGTCTCGGTTCAAGAATACGAACACGCAGAGGTTCAAGGCGCTGAAGCCCTACCTCGGACGATTCCGTAGGCGGTGGACGTTGACGGGCACGCCAGCGCCCAACGGGCTCATGGACATCTTTGGGCAGATTTACTGTCTCGACCTTGGCCACGCGCTAGGTCCGTACGTCACACACTACCGACAGAAATTTTTCCAGCAAGATCCAGGCAACGAGTACGGATGGATACTCAAGAAAGGAGCTGAGAAAGAGATATACGAGAAAATAGCACCCCTCATACTGCGAATCGACAACAGCGTGTTGAAGGGTCTTCCTAAATTGGTGTTCAACAATGTCATGGTCGACCTGCCAGACAAGGCCATGCGCGTTTACAAGGAGATGGAGCGCGAGCTTTTCACGCTACTGGACGACGGAACGAAGATAGCGGCAAAGAGCGTGGGCGTGGCTGTGGGGAAGTGCAATCAGATCGCCAACGGTGGCATCTACACACAGAACCCAATCACGGGCAAGCGCATCGCGCGGGACGTGCACATGGCGAAGGTGGAAGCAGTGCAGGACTTGGTGGAGGAGATCGGTGGCAAGCCGGTGCTTCTCCTCTACAACTATTCCAGCGACAAGGAGCGCCTCAAGCGTGCGTTTCCCAACGCCCCCTGCGTGGCCGACATGACCGAGCGCAAGGCGGATCAGCTATTCGACAGGTGGAATCGTGGCGCGGTGCCGCTGATGATGGCACAACCTAGCTCCATCGGTCATGGGCTCAATCTACAGGGTGGTGGGCAGCACATCATTTGGATGGGCCTACCGTGGGATCTTGAGCTTTGGATTCAGGCCATCGACCGACTGCACCGACAGGGGTCCAGGTTCAAGCACGTCTTCGTCCATTGCATCATCGCCAAGGGCACCGTGGACGTGATTATCCGTCGCACGCTTGCCGAGAAGGACGCCACGCAGAACAGGCTCCTAGAAGCAATCAAGAACAGCCGCAGAGACGAGGTGCTGGTGGGCACGGGCCAGGCGAGGCACTACCTCCAGGATCGGGGCGGCTGCCGCGTCTCCAGCGGGCGCTAGGCGGTCTAGCGGTGTTGTAACACGCGTTAGCGGCTAAGTATTGACATTACTAAATAAAAAATGTTGACTTATGCCGCTAACTCGCGGTATAATTGTTCATCGGCGCATCGGAGCGCCGGACATCACAAGGAGGTGCAGTATGAGACCCACACAACGCACGTTTGGGGCGGCGCTTGTCGTGTGTAGTTGGTGCGGCAACGACAGTGGAGACCTCGCCGTAGGACAGCTCCCTGACAGTTGCGGAATGCGCGTGATTATCAACGATCAGCCGTGCCAGACATGCAAGGACGAAATGGCTCGGGGCATCACCTTCATCGAGGCTACCAAGGACGCGTTCGGCAAGGTCGAGCGAACAGGGCGCTGGTCGGTGGTGACGGAGGAGGGGGCGCGTGGAATCATCAATGGCGACGAACTGCTGGCGTCCGTGCTCAAGTGTCGCAAGACGTACATGGAGACGGAAACGTACGAGAGGGTGTTCGGACGCTGCAAATAACAGCGAAGATGGAGAAAAGAAGTCCGTGTGAACCGCCACGACAAACGTGGACACTACCAGGAGGGCGACATGAGCCTCAAAGCATGGCAGAAGCGCATCGAGCAGTACGAAGCGGGAGCACCGATACCGGAATCGTTGGTGCGTGCGTTACGAGTGGCGGCACAGCCGGGAACGCCAACGCACGACCTGATCAACAGCAAGTGCCTCTATGATGGAGCGAACGCCGACCACGGTGTGGAGTGGCGGATTACCTACGAACAGACCAAAAAAGGCATCAAGTGGCTCCGGTCTCACGCGATCCGCGAACTCATGCGCGAGGAAGAACAGCGAATCGTCAACGACTTCTCGCGCTTCTACTTCGTAGGCATCAAGGCGTACGAGTACGAGTCACCCATGCGCACAGGGCATGTGCTAACGCACTACGCCCCGGTCTACCGCGTATGTGGAAACAGTGGGGAGTGGTTCGACTACGTGAGCGCCCCGTGGCAGAGCGGCGACCCTCTCGGCATCCCGCGCTTTGGGGTGCTACAGTCGCTCCTTTGCTCAGAGGGGCGCGACACGCTACGGTTCAAGTATGGGTGGCTCAACATACAAACCGGAACGACAGGTGTGAGAGATTACGATGCGCCGTCGCGTGCGTCCTTCCTCGAATCCCTGTGTGCGTGGAATAAGAAAGGCCGGGGAGCGTGGCAGTACTGGGAGGAGGTGTGACATGCCTAAGAAAATCTACAGTCGTCTCGCGGGTCTCGCCGATGCAATTCGGTCGTGCATCGTCGCTGAAAATTGGCAGTGGGTGGGCAGGCACCGCGCCGTCGTCAATGAGATCATGGAATACACGTTCCCACATGGCTCTGGCTTCGACGGCATCACGAGCTTCGACACAGATGCTTCGAGTGCTAAGAAGCTGGTGTTTGCCACCGAGTTTCATCACATGGATGCTAACGGGTACTACGCAGGATGGACACGGCACAAAGTCATCGTCACTCCAACATTCGTATTCGACATTGACATCAGGGTCACAGGCGAGAATCGCAACAACATACGAGAACACATCGCGGAGACATTCGCCACGTGGCTCCGCAGCGAAGCGGAGGTATGACATGGCACGCCACGGTAACAAGACCAGCGGTATACGCTACACCTACGAAGACACCGGATTGAAGGCGCTGTGCGAGGCGCTGGAGGGCCTTGGTGACTTGTGTGGGTATTCGCAAAGCACCTACGTGTCACCGGCAGTCGGCGAATTGTTCGGCAAGTTCGTTGATACCGACAAGCCTGACGACGGTGCCAACAGCATCTACTACTCGCACCTCACGGCCATCCCCGACGGGGCTGAGGTGAAGTGGCACAATCTTTTCGTGCCCGAGTACATGGCGTACTCCGACTACAGCGGCGGAGTGGTGGACCGCGCCAACCTTGAGACGTTCCTCGAAAAATATGGCAGCGTAGAGGGGGTGTACGAGGCAACGGGCGGCTATGGCACGCGTGTCGTGGCCATCATGCTCAGCAGCATTACGGAGGAGATGGTGGAGGTGTTCGCCGAGCTTTCCGACTATCCCTGTCTGGATGACGAGGCGCTTTCCGAACTCGAAACCAATCTCGAAGACGAAGACTGGGACAACTGGATCAGCGGTGATTTCTCGCGTGCTTTGTGCAAGAAGTTTCCGGAACTGGAGGACGAGATCGACCAGATGGAGTCTGAGGACCCCGAACAGCTACGAGAGCTTTACTACACGCTCAAGGAACGCACCAACACCTACGGCTATTGCGAAGACGCAGTGAGCTACTACATCGACATCGAAGCACTCGTCAATGGCGCCGTGGCTTCGGACTTCAACAAGAAAGAGGGGAAGTGATATGGGCTTCGTTGCCATCAGACTGCGCAAGGGCGCGGTGGTGACTCCTGACATGCGCAAACTGTTCGTTCGTCTCACGCTTCTGTCGGAGCGCATGGGCTCAAGCATGTGGGAGATATGTGGAGACGACCAGGCTACGCTCGCAGGAAGCGGCTCCTTCCACAAGGAAGGGCGCTACCTACTGCGCAGTGTGGCGAAGCGGTGGACGACCGGCTCCATGTTTTCCAAGAGCCGACACTTCAAGGACACCAGCGATGGAGATCTCTACTTCGCCATCTTGCCGTTTGGCGTGGTGCTCTCGACATCCAAGGCGGCGCTACGTGCGGCGCTGCCAGGAGTGGGCATCAGCACCGTGTCGGACCGTCACAAGGCCAAGCGACAAACTACCGCCGTGCAGGGACCGGAGGAAGTATGACCAAAGCGCGCGAACAGCCGAGGTGTTGTGTGTGCAACGCCGATCTCACTAGGATGGAGGAGTACACAGGCCACAAGATGTGCAAGCGGTGCTGGGAGTCAGAAGACTACGTGGACGAGCCCATGGAACTGTCCGAGGCCGACGGACGCGTGCTCTTTTGGGTGTGCGTGGTGTTGGCCAGCATCGTCGTCGCTGCAGTGCTGGTGCCGGTCTTTGCCTGCCTGTACAAGGGGTGACGTGTGGTGGTCATGGATTACAGTCAGAGACTCTACCTGGTCGTGGCCATTAGGGACGGTGTTGTGTATTTCCTGGAGCGGAGCGATGTTGGCGGCCCGTGGTCTCTACACAATCCTACGGACCCCGAGAAGACAGACACCATCTCCATCAGCCGCAAGCCTATGGAGGCTGAGTTGATAGGAGTGCGGTCGATGCCGCTGGAGAGCTTCGAGCGCGTGTTCGACATAGTGGCCAACATCAGTGGAGGAGACCTCGTAAAAAAGTGGATGGAGAACAGGCATTGGGGCGTTACCAGAGAAGCGGCTGAGATCATCGACCGCGTAATCTACATCGAGGACAGTGTTGAGTACCTTCGATGGCGTGCGGCACACCGCAACCACGACAATGCACTAGAGCGGGCACGTCGCATCAGGAAGAACGCAGAGACCAACGCAGAGGAGCTACCGCCAGCTAAAAAATATAACTTTGCCAAAGAGCCGCCACCGACAAAGAAACGCAAACCCAAGTTCACCAGCTTCAAAAGCCTACTGAGGAGGTAACATGCCCACCACGCCCACCACACCCACCACGTCCACCACACCCACCACGTCCATCCGGCAATGCTTCAAGAAGCTGCGCGAGCACCTTCAGCACATACACAACAATGTGGGAGGGGAAGATGAGTTTTTGGACGCGCTCCACAGGATAGAGAAGAGGATCGAGACGCTCACACGCGAGGTGCGGTCACTGCGAAAGATCAAGGCCACTGAGCGGGCCAGCGTCACGTGCCCGGCACCGGCGGAGGAAGCGCCGAAGCCCAAGGACACCCTCGTGGCACGCATCGTACACGACGAAGACTGTGCCTCGCCGCGTGAATGGGATAACGTCGGAACTATGGTACTCTTCCACCGCAGGTACGCATTGGCGAACGAATCAGACATGGCCTTGGAAGAGGCCGTGGCCTTCGAGGCTGCGTTCGCAAAGCACTTCCCAGGTGGCGTACTGCTCCCGGTCTACATGTACGACCACAGCGGTGTGTCGCTATCGACCGCGCCGTACAGTTGTCCGTGGGACTCTGGCAAAGTGGGCTTCATTTACGCGAAGGCCGATAAGGTGGAGCAAGAGGGGCTGGCGCTAGAGGCGTGCACGGATATTCTCAGAAGCGAGGTGGAGACATACAGCAAGTGGCTCGGCGGGGAGTGCTACGGCTACGTCATCGAGGACAGTGCCACTGGCGAAGTGGTGGACTCGTGCTTTGGGTACATCGGACGTGACGATGCGGAGGCGGCCGCCAAAGAAGCGGTAGCCGAGAAGGCAAAGGACCCGGAGTACCGCACGGACCGGGAATGCTCCCGATCCGTGGTCTGTGCCGCCGGAGCATGGCCGGAAGGTAGCGTGTCCGGGAGTCAGTACCGCGTGATCTAGGGGCATGGCGGCCCGGAGTACCGCACGGACCGGGAATGCTCCCGGTCCGTGGTTTGTACCGCCGGAGCATGACCTGGCCGTGCCTGTACCGCCGGAGGGCATGACCGGGAGCATGACCGGGAGCATGGCCGGGAAGCCTCCCATGGGCCGGAGCATGGGCCGGAGCATGGGCCGGAGCATGGGCCGGAGCATGGGCCGGAGCATGGGCCGGAGCATGACCGGGAGCATGGCCGGGAAGCCTCCCATGGGCCGGAGCATGGCCGGGAAGCCTCCCATGGGCCGGAGCATGGGCCGGAGCATGGGCCGGAGCATGGGCCGGGAAGCCTCCCACGGGCCGGAGCGTGGCCGGGAAGCCTCCCATGGGCCGGAGCGTGGCCGGGAAGCCTCCCATGGGCCGGAGCATGGCCGGGAAGCCTCCCATGGGCCGGAGCGTGGCCGGG